GTCGCATAAACAGCCCTTTCACTCGAATTATTTCATCAAGATACTCGTGCCCCATAGACCACACTATCGGCCTACCATTGTTTCTCTTGGACCGAACAAATCCGTTTTCGGGGGGTGGGGTGTCGTTTAGTCAGATTTCTCCTCAGTAATACAGAATGAGTGACCTGAACAAGACATCTGGAAGACTGTGCAATCATTTCATACGGAATGTTATTGTATCAACGTTATCCAGTAGACATAACGTGGCCATGAAGTATTCGTATGTAGATGAGATTGCGGCTCTCGGTATTAAACTCTTTCATGGGCAAAGACGTTATCCAATAAATCTGTATTTGACGGATGAAAATATTGAAATATACCTTCAATCGACTCCACCACTCCAACTGTGTGTGACGTACAATTCATACTTTCAGTCAAATAAATGTTCGCACTATTTGTTCAATTACTTACGAACTCATGAAGTTATGAACAACATCATAACGAACAATAAGTTCATAGAACGCTACAACTCAAATAATGACGTGTTCGTTCACATTCGTTTGGGAGATTCAGTACAACACAATCCAGGATTCACGTATTATGATAAACTTCTATCTTCGCTTACGTTCGACAAGGGATACATAGCAAGCGATACTCCAAACCACGAAATATGCATGCGACTCAAAGAGAAGTACCCTAACATTGAAATTATAAACTCGAATGAAGTCGATACAATCTTGTTTGGGAGCACATGCAAGTACGTAGTACTATCACATGGAAGCTTCTCTGCTGTTATTGGTTACTTTTCGTTCTACTCAGATGTATACTATCCAATGTATGAAGAAGGAAAGATGTGGTATGGAGATATGTTCACAAACATTCCAGAATGGAAGAGAGTTGAGTTTTAAAAATGGATTTATTTATTGAATTTAGACGTCTTGTAACCATGATTATCGAGATCACTGATCAAGACATTTGGAACGAGTTTGTCCACTATCGGAAAATAGGACGCAAAAAACTCGCATTCGAACACATTCGAGTGCGTGGTACGAAAGCAAAGTTCGAAGCTATCCTCGCCGGAATAGCGTACCGCAAATATAATCCTCAACTTGGGGATATAATCATAGCTGGTGAGAACTCCCAGTATCCGTATGAATTTATGTGGGATGACGAAACCGAAGCAGCATTCTACAACTTGAAAACGGATTTATTCAACACTCGACCAATCAACACCAATAACCCAATACAACAATCGATATGGAGAATACCGATCCTATCATGACCCCTCACGAGTATCTTACTCTACCCAGGAATCAGGCAGAAGTGTTTCTCAAACTGTGGGTTGAGCGCCAAGCTGATCCTGCTCGCGCAGCGTCGCAAGCACAATGTCTTCGTCTGAAGGCTGCTCTTGCGGTTGCCGATGGAACTGAACAGAATCATCCTCCTGAAATTCAAGCTCCGTATGGCGAGGATAAGGCTGATTATGATTACGGTGATCTTGGTCCTCGTGAGACGCATGAGGATGAATGTATTGACTGCTACGAGTGCCCATGTGACTGCGATCATGGACAGTACGGTCCTCAGCTTACAGGGCGTTGGGAGGATCAAGTGGATCCTTTGGGTCGCACCTTCGGCCAAGCGTGGAAGGAGTTCCGAGCTGGGATCGAACGCGAGAACGAGCGCGTCAGGGCTCTGAATGAGGCCGCGACAAAAACGGATTCGTTGACTCCAACGAAGGAAGGGGCAGCTGTGTAAGTCACCATGGTGCTACAGCAAATCAGGACACAACCTGACTAAAAAAGGAATGAGGAGTAAACCGGTGACTAGACCAAATCTGGGAAAGGGTAACCTTTTTCATTGAGGGATACCCTACCCCCCGAAAACGGATTTGTTCAGTCCAAGGAGGTAGATGTTGGGGCCGCATAGCGGTAACAGAGGAGCAGCCTCTATAAAAAGCCAGGGTACCTAAATGATCATTTGGTGGGGGTACATGATATTGCGCGAGGCGGAGCGCAGTAATGACTATAAACCACATCAGACTCCAAACGGATGTTGATGTGAATTATGTCAGAGTACTTGTTGCGTATTATAAGCAACACATCGCTCTTAGAATTGGATGTTAATAATCCATGTCTAAGGAAAAGCGGGTGAGAAGTACATGGACTCTATGCGAGAGATGGGGCATAGAATCGAGGAGCATACCTCACAAAAAACCAGGGTATTCGTAAAACAGGAATGGAATACATGATACGGCGCGAGGGAGGGGGCGCAGTAACACACATGACTAAGTCATAGCGATTCGAACGGATCACTATGACAATTCGAGGAAATGGAGTATACGAATATTGGTATACACAATTTAATAGCGAGGTCGGGGCTTTAAATAATTTGATTGGTGTTGTGATGACATCATTTTTTTTTCGTTTAGCACGTTACCCATTGAAAACGGATTAGTTGGGCACATGTTAGAGTATCGCAAGCAGTTTACAGATTTAAACCAAGAGACAACAATGTCAAAGTACGAGGAGGTAAGCACGAATCTTATTACGCTGGGGATTGAGATGATGGATATCGGCGAGAAGCTCGGCAAGATGAAGACGGTCGATATGGATTCGATGATTACGAGTGCTTTTCCTGACTCTAAGCGTATCAACAGTACGATGAAGAAGATCCTGGGACTAGAGGAGATGGTCGCTACGCTTCGGCAGAGTATTACGAAGGCGAGCTTGAAGTCTATGGTTACCGAGGATCCTGTGGAGCCTAAGAAGGAGAAGGCTCCGGCGCCAAATCCTCTACCAATTCATCTTCGTCCTAGGATTGAGCCTACCAAGAATACTACTTTCAAGGAGGAGCCGAAGGTTGAGGAGCCGAAGTCCGAGCCCAAGACCAAGAAGGCTGTGGCGAAGGAGGAGCCCAAGAAGGAGACTAAGGCTAAGAAGACTGCAGCTAAGGCAGAGACTGAGTCCGATGATGAGAGTGCTATCTCTGATACAAAGCCGCTGCATGTTCGGCGGAAGAAGATTCCGAAGCACATCCGTACGCTTGTGTGGAACGAGCACATCGGATCGTCTGTGTCGGAGAACCTCTGCTGCTGCTGCAAGAAGGAGAAGATCGATCTTCGCAACTTCCATTGCGGCCATGTCATTGCCGAGGCTAATGGTGGAGATCTTACGATCCCCAATCTTCGACCCATCTGCCCACCGTGCAACTCAGCTATGGGTACTCGAAGCATGAATGAGTTCATGAAGGAGTTCTTTGGTCGCAGTCTGTAAACTGAAACAAACTACATGTCAACGAAACTCCAAAAATAAAATACAAAATTTTTCGTTTAGATCTCCAAGTTAACTTCGCAGTAAGAAGTGGTTCTTTAGCTCAGAGGTAGAGCGTTTGGCTGTTATGTATGCAGTTTGCAACCAAAATGTCGTGTGTTCGACTCACACAAGAACCGTTTTTTAGATGTAATTAATAATGGTAAAGGGTGGGTCAGATGATTTCTTTAAGCGAGCTGCTGCTCACTCACTGAACCCAACAATTGTAAACAAGGACAGCAACTTCGTCGTCATCACATACTGGTGGGGTCGTGGAAACTTAAACAAGAACACACAGCGTCCATGCCCAGAGGATCAGAAAGAGGGAGAGCCTTTGACACGCCCACCTATTCTGTACGAAGAGATGATTGATGAATGGGAGAAGGCGTGTCGCAAGTACAAATGCAACTTTTTAGCAGAAGAGTACCCTGAGTTCGCAGTCAAGGGAGGATACCAGCACGCGATCAACTTCAAACCGTATTTCATCCAACTGGCACTCGAGGCGTCATACCCTCGCGGTGTTCTCTACATTGATGGAGACATGAAGGTTCTATCTTACCCTGCAGTCTTCGATATGCACGACATCGATTACATGGCTCGTGGATGGAATACCGATTCTCGTCCAGGTATTGGTCGCAAGAAGGGATTAGCGTGCTTCGATCCGTTCGTGTTTGAGATGTCAGGAGGCACTATGTTCTTCGGAAACACGAAGGGCGGCCGTGATCTACTGGAGCTATGGCAGAAAGAAACATCCAAACATCCAGGAAAAGCTGATGATCGTATTCTGTCTATGGCGATCATGCTCCACAACGCTTTAGCTCCTCTGAACACCGTACAGTTACCAATTGAGTATTTATGGTTGGATTTGTCGTACGGACCTGAAGTGCCAATGATCAAAGGACGCGATTACGAGGATGTGGTTATCTCTCACCCTGAGTGCTTGACCGGAGAGGATCGTGCGACGTCAGAGGGAGCGGCTTCGAACCGGTATCCTCGTGCGTATGATCGGTATGTATCCGACTTCCTGTACTGCGAATGGCAGACGATCTTCGAGTATATTCACTTTGAGACCAAGAATCAGGTTGCGCCGTTTCGCAAGTACTTCGATTGGATGGAAGGTAAGGGATTGGTGGATGTCATTCCGTTCTCTCAGCGATACGGAAAGAAGCTGAACAAGATTGCGGATGCGAACGAAGATCTGATGAAGAAGATGGGACTCAAAGTTCGTAACCAAGTTGTTCTCATCAGCAAGCAGGATCTGGAGACGACATCATTACACAAGATCGAGTCGGAACGTGAACTGTTTCCTCTGGCGCTCAAATATTTACTGAATGGTCAGCATGTCGTTTGGGTTCCAATGGGAACGCGCAGTATCAAGACGGTTGTGGGAAGGGCAGTCGATGATGAACTTGAGTTCGTAACGAAGAATGTGAATAAGGACGATTTCTCAAAGGCACGACCCAAATACCATTTGGAGCTTGATCATGACTATCCGATTTACTTTAGTCCGAAGAGTCGAGTACTGAAACACCTGCTTACAATCTCTGACTCCATTGAATTTATGCAGCGCCTATTCAACAGTTCTTATTTGTTTCTAACACTCATCCGATGCGGATGGATTTAATATCCGTACATTCCTCCACGGCGGCGACGGTGAGTCTTGCCGCCCTTCTTCATGGAGGCTGAACGCTTAACTGACGCGGAACGCTTTCCGCCCTTACGAGACGCTGAACGCTTAACTGACGCAGAACGCTTGGCCATTTTTATTAGATGACGCAGAAACTTATTCACACGAACTTGGGACTTTAGATATTTGCTCGTTTTAAAGATAAACTTCTGTTGTGTCTTATATACAGGATGTACGTGTATTTTGAACCAGGTGGAGGATGGAATGATATTTTATCTGTTATATTGTTTGTGAAAGAGTACTGTAAAAAACATAATAGAGTCTTATTGGTAAACGGTAACAAATCGGTATACAAAATTAATTTTAGTGAATATTTTTGTGTGCCTGAAGATCCAACAATTATCTTTGATACAGAGTCAATTAAAAAGATTTGTACAAATCAATCCTATTCTATTTTTCCGAATGAGCTTCAACATAAAATGCTTGATATCCTAGAAGGAAGAATTGTCTTTAAGTATAGCAAGTACTATAGCCCCATATATGTATACGGTAATATTCCACTTGATTTGCCAAATGATGCTCTATCAGAAACTATAATTGTTCATAGTAGATGCGGTGGAGGAGACGGATATCCACTTTTCAAACAATTAGTTTTTCGCCAAAATATTTTGGATATATGTAATGAACGATGTAATAGATTAAAAGTGCCATACCTGTGTATCCATATTCGAAATACAGATTATAAATGCGACTATACTACATATTTTCTTGAAAACGAAGCATCTATTCGATCATGGAAAGAAATATATATTGCTACGGATGACCCAGGTTCAATAGAATTTTACAGAAACAATGGATTGAATGTCAAAAACTTTACGACGTTTCCTAAAGAACCATGTAGATTTAAGAATCTGCATGGTTCGGATGTAGACCAGCATACGAAATTTGTAGATATGATATGCGATATGTTTATAGTAAGTCGTTCTGACAAATTTATATCAAATTCAATAGGTGGTTTGGTTAAATTATTACAATTTATACATAGTAACAACGGTCTAAAGGTTCCTGTGAATACAAAGTAATGGAGGATATGTTTCCTCGAGGGAACGTAGATTACTCTCGTCTTCAGGTCACAGACGAAGGAACGTACAGTATAACTAGACGCAGGGACGCAGAACACATTATTCACATAATTAAGAACGCGGTTCCTGATTGTGCTGAAAAAAGCATTACGGATACAACAGCTTGTATTGGCGGAGATACACTGAACTTCGCCGGAGTGTTCAAGGAAGTGCATAGTATAGAGTTAAATTCGTTGAACTTTGAAGCACTGAAAAACAACGTGAAGGTCTATGGCTACACCAACGTTTCCTTATATCATGGCGATTGTACGGACGTGTATACGTGGGCTTCAGATGTTTTGTATATCGATCCACCGTGGGGGGGACCAAATTACCGCACGATCCAAAACTTGAACTTATTTTTAGGTAAATTCAGGTTAGATGAATGGCTGGACGATGTGTTAAGTGGACCATACCGTCCATCACACATATTCTTGAAAGTTCCTCTGAACTACAATACGAAACCACTCCAGTTTCTTACGAATATTCGATTAATTACGTCGTACCGTATCAGAACGTACATGTTAGTACACATCACAGTTCAGTGAAAAATCGTCAAATTCTCTCAAGTACATTGCACACTTACCTTTCAATGTGAGCTTTTGGATCTTTTCAAGTTCTCGTTGTAAGGATGGACTCATATGTCCCTTCTTCTTTTTTCGTTTCGGTAAATAGCTCATAATCAGGTTAACAATATCATCCGGCAACTTATCTTTCACGGCGTGTGGAAGGAACATTCCTTATTTTGACCCCTGGTTTAAATTCATTTAGATGCTTTTTGTAAAATATAAGTAATGGGAAACTCTAAATCTAAAAGGGTAAGCGATCCTGAAAAGCCGGAACCTCCAAAACCATGCACCGTTCCTGCGTGTGGGAAGCCCACATTCTGTCAGGGATACTGTGATTCGCATCAGCATCGCGCGATAGTGCAAACGTACGGAACGAATAAAAATGGACTAGGGTTTTCTAAACAAACAAGGAGTAAGTAATAATGACACCGGATCAAGCGGCACGGAGAATACAGACAGCATGGTTCGAGTATAGAAGTTGGTGTATAGCTCAAAATGCCGAGTATACCGATACTCCTCTTGCGTGGATTCCTAACGATTACTACTTTGACGAAGACGTTGAATGTGCACTCTTCTGAATATCCAAAAACGGATTTATTGGATCCAAGCATATCGTATAGTAGGTCAGTCCACTGACCCTCGTGGAGGGGGCTGGTCTACAATTAGCATCGTCTGAAACGACGAGCTTTTTCATTTGATAAGTTCAATGGGATGTTATTCAAGTAAAGTAGAGATATCGCCATCATCTGTTGTGAAAGTAAATGGCGAACTAGATGAAGACAAAGATAAGATCTCGTTCTATGTGAATCCACGCACAACGAGAGTTATAAAGTTTCCTGACGAGTAAAATGGATTAGTTTGAGTCAATTTGTAGATCGCAAGATGGGAGGCCAGACTGCATTTGGATTTTACGACTACAATACCAAGCTCGTATCCTACTATTTCATGGGCGATTCTGCTGTCAACGATATTAAGTCGTACGTTCGTGAACCGTACAATGTACTCAAAGATACCGCACAACCGTTGATTCAAGGGCAATGTTCAATTGAAGAATTCAAGAGTTCAGAGTTCCATGAAGAGCATGATCTTGTGTGTGCGGCAATAATTTTGCCTCACTCAATTGTGTGTTTCGATGCATATACCGTTACAATCCACAGGAAGCGCAAACATTAAAAACGGATTTATTTGGTCCAAGAGAGTGAATAGTAATAGAACAAATGGACCGCAACATCGCAGCACGACGAATTCAGAAGGCGTTTCGCAAGTGGCGGTACGACAATTGGGAACCGGATTGCGATCCGTACGATACGTATGATGGTGGCGACATTGCTCGCCGTGATTATTACGAGCGCCAAGCTCATGAAACATTCATGCACTACTACTGAAAATGGATTTGACTAGGGCAACCCAGTCTTTTTCAACCAAACAAGATGACGACCAAAGATATCAAGATGAAGAAGATTATGACCTTCGTTGTTTCTACTAAGAATGACTTTCAGCGCATGCTGGACATTTCGGCTAAAGACCTTGAAGCGATTATTGGTACGAAGCCGGTGTTTCCGTATTCCCGGGCGGATGTGGAGAAGATGACGAGGGAGGAGCACCGAGCAGCAATTGCCAAGTGGGAACATGAGACATATACTGTTTGGGAGAATCAGGCGTATAACACATTCAACAACTGGAATAGCGAGTGTCTTTTGGAGACATGTGAAGACCAGCTGGACCATTTGGAATGGCTGTGTGATAGCATTGCGGCAAGAAAGGTCGCAATTATGGACATGGAGCACTGTGGAGAATTCCAAGCCCAGGGAATTTACTTTAACAAGCACCGGAAGCTCGTGATTTACAATGGGCGCTAAACAAAACGAATTTAAATAACACACTGAATCATACTTCAATCATAGGAAAATATGCTATTTCGATTTCTTCGCTTCTTTTACCGTCCACCGTCGCAAAAAATTGTGCTGGGACGATGGGGGTATCATTGGGAAGTCAATAAACATATTCAAACATATTACGAGTAAACTCACTTCTTCGTATAACAGTTCTTGTATGGACGACACGATGCCTTTTCAGTAAATCCCATTTTTTTACATGTCTTTTTCATACAGTGTGCCTTCCCAAACTTACGCGGCATCTTAAACTTATTCTTTCGCGTCTTCATTATCTTAAAAACGGATTTATTTGGGATAGACTGGGAGGTAGTAACCCTCAAAGATGACTACCACTACCGTATGGATGTGCAAGATTGATACGAATGATGCAAATAACGGCTGGAAGACCGAACACATATTCCCTAAGAAGTCAAAGAAGGCAGTAATGGAATTTGCTTCGCAGCTCATCACCCAACATCTGTGGGAAGATAGTTACACTGGCGTGAGTCCGGACGACAATGATATTATTGCGAATCTTATGTGCATTGATGAGGATAAGGGAACTGGCGAGTATGTTGCTGAGTTTGAGCGGAGTGAAGAGTTCCTCAGCAATATCAGGGTGACTGTTTGGGAGACCAATATGTAATTACAAACTAAAAACGGAAAAGTTGGGCGCAACTTTTTCAATTCATAAGTAAAGATGGGTTGGAGACATATTCTTATTAATCATACTCGCAAGGTTATTGAGGATGTCTCGCTGTATAATATTTGGAATCAAATGGGTTACCTTATTGAGAAGGAGGGATGGCGTCCTGATGATAACGTTGAAATGATGTTCGAAGAGAACAAATGGGATGAGATCGGAAAATTGGTCAAAGCCGGATACAAGAGCCATTATCATGTCCGAGATTTCGATTAACGCTAAAAACGGAAAAGATAGGATACAAATCTATCTTTTTCAATTGCAATGAACATCTTCTTTCTGAGTCGGCGTACTCGTCAGTGTGCTAAATGGCACTGTGACAAGCATGTAGTGAAGATGATTTTGGAATCTGCACAATTGTTATATACTGCCCACCACGAAACTGGCAGTCAAAAATTAGGAACTGCACCGGTATGTGCATCCACTGGAAACAGGGGGTATAAATCGGCACACAAGAACCATCCGTGTGCGATTTGGGTGAGACAGAGTTTGGCGCATTATTACTGGCTCGTATGGCTTGCCAAGGATTTGATAGTGGAACACGAGTACCGCTTCTCTCCTGCGAAACCGCACGGATGTTTGGAACATGTATTATGGCTGGAATCGAATGCTCCTCCGATCACAAATAGGGCATGGCGCGATCCTCCGATGGCAATGCCGGACGAATGTAAGGGTCCAGACGTGGTTGAAGCGTACCGCAAATACTACAACGGTCCCAAACGAGAACGCGGACTCTTAAAGTATACAAAACGGCATGTGCCGCACATACTGTGTGAAAAATAATAAGACGTCCAAACAAACATGGACCCAATATCAAAGACTGATTTAGTTGCTCTGCGCGCGCAGAAGAAGGTTGACGAGAAGAACGCGTATATCGCTCGACTCATCAAGGATGTATATGCGGTGGTGACCGCGCAGGCCAGGGATACAGATGGCAAGATTGTTCAGTGGTGCTTTGCACGTTTTTCTAACTTAGCAGAGTTCCCAAATGTCAAGGATGAAGTTGTGGACCAGCTAGAGGCTCTCTTCCCTGAATGCGATGTCAAGTACATTCTACCGACCGATGATGCGGATGGTCGTGCATCCCATGTGATTATCGTGAACTGGGATGAACACCGAAACGACCCAGTACCGGCACCAGCACCAGGACCTGCGCCTGTGTACCCACCAATGCCAGCCCCTGCACCAACGGCTTGAAAATGGATTCATTCAAGGCGAATAATATAGAGACCAAGATGTCCGAAGATATTCATACCGTAAAGACCGTGGAGGAGATTATGAAGTACATTCCTTGCCATGACGAATTTGTTCGCATGCTGGAGTTTGCGCCTGATACGTTCAATATGATCGGAGTTCCACGGCCGGTGTTTCCTTATTCGCAGGATGATGTGTCAACCATGAGTTTGCTAGAGCATAAGGTTACATTTACCATGTACGAGAATCGCGTTGAATCATGGAGGTCGGCGAATTATGTGGCATTTGAATCGTGGAATCGCGACTGTTTCTGTGAGATGGGCAAGAAGGAGCTGAACCATATGATGTGGCTGTGTCGTCGCATCTCAAGCGAAAAGCTTGCCAATATGGACGTGGACTCTTGTACGATATGGCGGTCTGGCTGTATTCACTTTGATAAGTACGGACGCCTCGTTATTTCAAACGATCGCTAAACAAAAACGAATTTGTTAAGTGTACAAAGTTGGCTAGTAACGAACAATCATGAGCCTTCTGGTTTCGCACGAGCCTGAGCTTGATAAAATCCTTTCCGATATTCTTGATGAGATCAATAACTACTGCGCAACTCCAGTACACCTGATGTCTGATATCAAGCGTCAGGAAGTCTGCGATAAGTTCTGCACGAATTGGTATAAAGTGTTGGGGTTCGATGACAGAATGAATCCTCCTAAGCACCTTGAGCACGTTCCAATCCGGGGCGATATCAACGAGGTGGAGAGTAGTCGGTTCTATTCGTATTGCTCGAATCTGCGAGAGATTGTTTGGACAGCTCGCGAGTATTTCAAGACGGATGCATATGCAGACATCAAGAAGACGGCTGAACGCGAGAAGCAGTACAAGAACCAGATTCTGACGGAGGCGACCAAACGGCTCGAGCAGAACTTCTATGATGGTAATGTTCAAAGTAAGGCCCAACTTGAAGCTAAACGAATCGAAATGGGCAAAGCCAGAAAACACAAAGAGGTTGAAATCCTTACAAAAATGATTGAGTTATGCTAAAGGACACGCCGATGGCATGCAGTTAATGCAAGTTAGTCATCGAACATAGCCATTGCTGCTTGTCTAGATCGTTCCCTGTATTTAGTCTCGGCTTCTGCGTGTCTATTAGAAAAACAAGAAGAACATAACTGCTTTACAATTCCACCATACATAACAGCACTATAATCATTTTTATTACAAATGCCACACGGTTTGCCATTAAATTCTTCTACATATCTTAGCCATGGAGAATGTGAAATAAGATTGCGATAACGCTCTTCTCTAGCAAGTTTCTCTTTAATGATTTCTTTACGAAACTTCAAGTCATCTGTATATTCTTTGTAAAATTTGCAAGGTTCATCCATTACATCGAATACATCGCGAACTTCATCCCACATGTTCTTTTTTGCACATCGAAAGTACAGACAGTTTTTTTCTTTATTTTTCTTTATGTCACACGGATAACCGCAATGACATAGTGGAAGGTCTAATAAATCTGGGATGGTTGGTTTTGCGAATACCTGGTTTGGTCGAGTATATTTGCCACCACGAATATTAGCCCATAGATCAGGTTTATGCATGCCTAAACAATCAACTATAGCGTTTTCTGCTTCTAAGTGATCATATATACCTTCCCGATCACTATCAAAAAAGATAAGATCCTGTTTTCGGTAACAGGCATAATCCTCATCATCTTCTGGAATTTGAAGCTGTTCTTTAACACTTTGGTTATATTGAAGAAATCTACCAATAGTTTGGACCTTATACAAAGCTACAATATTCTGTGGCGTAAACATACATGTATTCACCCCACCTCTTCCGCCATTATGTTCCCAAAAGCGCCTAAATAAGCGAATAGTTTCGCCAACATAAATTCGGTTGTTTTCACACTCAAGAATATAAACCCAATGAACCATTAGGGTAAGTAGTGTTCTTGCGTCTAAACAATCTCCCTGCCTAAAATACAGATGGCTTTCTATGTGTTGCCAGAATACACACCGACCGATAATGAAATCGTGAATGTAGCAGACGTCATGGTAGACGATCAGTCTATCAAAGTAGCATGCTTCCCTAAAACTGGAAGCCTTTTTATGAATGGTCTGTATGCCCCAAAACATTTGACAATTAGACACAGTTTGGAATGGTATTTGCAAGAATCGTTGGACGCATACGAGATCCGAACGCTGTTCTTTCAAACGAATGTAAACCATCCAAGAGCTGCACATACATGGGAATATGCTGCTTTTTTGACTGGACATTGGCGAGCATATGCCAAAAACAATATCCAAATCAATGTTGTATTGATTTCAAAAAATGATGATTATTTTTCTGACGATGCAGTATAAGAATGTCAAAAGACGAGACACCAGATACTGCGGCAGGACTTCAATGGAGTCCGCAAATTGACAAGATGCTGGCAGGTTGGTGCGATGAAGCCAAATGTTTTGAATGGATGTATTCTGAAGCGTATTCTAGGTACAGTAGACGCGCAACGGTTATGACAATTGGATCCAATATAACGATCTCCTTAACTGGAATCGCCAATCTTGTCTTGGGCGTAACCGTGAGTGATGGAACAACGACCTCTATGATTTTTGGATGTGTATCCATCGGAATAGGGGTTGTAAATATGGTTCGTGAACAGTTCGGATGGACGACTCTCGCAAACAACTACAAGGGTTCGGCAAAACATTGGACCGAAATCTCGCGAAAGGTTCAGGAACAACTGATCATTCCTCCCAGTGCTCGTAAAGATTGTGGGACGTTCCTGAAATATATTAAGCAGGATATTGCACTTGCATCAGAGTATAACACAAGCATTCCTAAAGATATTCGTGTCAAATGTTTCGAGACGTTTAATGTTATTCCAAACTTCAATGTTCCTGATATTTGTGGACAGATTGAGCATACCACAGTATACATGGAACAACCTCTTTTAAGTGCACACACATGATCCTACAAGCCATCCATCATTCGTCGTTGCGCGAATAATTACGGCTCCAGGTCTTAAACGACGAAGCAATCCAGACGATGTCACACTCATAAGTGCAGCATTACTTGAAGTCCAAACGACTGTCTTATTACTTGCATTTGAAGGTAGAACGGTCGCCCGGAGTTGTAATGTCGCATTTGTTTTCAACGTAGCTGATGCCGGAGTCAGGGATACAGACGTGACGGACACCCACGACGAAACTTGGGTTTGAATAGCTGTTCCAGAAAATGAACCCCATCCGGTCGTTAGATCAAACCCACTTTTTCCGGAGTATGCGCCATTACTACCTGACACAACATCATGAAATACAGACGATGGGAGAGAATACAATCTTGGTGTGAAAAATCCGGAATAATTGATAGCGCCAAGAAAGGCAGACACCGCCGGAGATACAATACTTGTTCCTCCAACCACCATATCAACAGTATTCACTCTATAAATAACTCCGGTACTTGGGTTTGCGTTCATGGAAATATCAGGAGATGAACGAGTAGCATTTCTTATATTTGTTTGGTACCTTGGAGCCAAAAAGTACTTACTCATTCCACCACCACTCCCTGACCATGCAGTTTCTACCGTTTGTGAATCGTACGTTACATTTGGACAACGTAGTGTTGTACCGCCACACGCTACAACGTACGGAGACGAAGAAGGAAAGTCTACATTCAAACCACGTAACCCATCACTTGAACCGTTATCTCCAGACGCACAACAGATATTCACACCATTTGACGATGCAGTCTGGAAAAGCGTATTGAACTGATTCAAAGAGGCAAGACCATAGACGGATTCAGGCGCACCCCATGAACAACTTATAATGGAAGGTTTGACGTATGATCCGTTCACACTTGTTGGAATATGAATGGCCTGGTAGAACGCATTATAGAATCCTGAAAATGTGTTGGGAGCAATGAAGAAAACGATGGTTACGTTAGCACCAGGACAGCATGAACCAACCGTTTCTACATCAATGGTATTTTCGATGGTAGCATTCGTATCGGATGCAGGACTGTTTGTTCCGCCACCCACCGGAACGATAACGACCTTCGGCTGACTTTCACTTGGTATACCAATCGCCGACCAGTACGATTGCACGTCACCTGCAGTCAAAATATTGCCAGTGACTGTTCCATACAGCCCACCACCTACCGAAATAACGCCAATGATAATAGGCGAAGTGACTGGTGTTGGAAAGTTGTAAATGGATGCCATCATTTTGCTTGTAAAATAAGGCGCATATGGATTTGTGGTTTTAGGGGATACATTAAGTTTAGGTGCAATTTCAGTATGGTTCGTACAATATGGACGAAGTGCCATTTATACCTTCTAACTAATAAATAAGAATGAATCCAGTTCCAGCCCCAGTTCCAGTTCCGGCTCCAGTTCCTACCGCACCAGTTGTTGTAAGTAAGCCGAAACCTCGTATGACGCGTCGGAACAAGGATTGAAAACGGATTGTAGGGTTTCAGATCTGAATGTAGTAAGGCAAGATGGTAGCACGCAATTCCAAGATGCAGAAGAAGGCACAGTTCGTCAAGCGTATGTGGACTCGTCGTTTCGGTAAGATCGGTGGTGAACTCCGGTTCTATCGTTCGCGCTGGGCTCAGTATGATGATAGTATGCCTGGAGTTGAGTACTCGGATACATACACGGTGCAGGATCGTCAGAACGATCTCTATGCTGCACTCCTTCAGAATAATCCGTATGTCCGCACCGAGGCTGAGCGTCGTCTGGCTCTAGGCTGGAACTTCGAGAACTCTGTGCGGAACGCACTCATCTCTGTTCAGTGCGATGCTCAGAGGGTTGCAGATATCTACAACGAGGTTGGTGCTCGTCTCGCTCGCAACGATGAAGTCTTTGAGGCTGAGGTTTCGAAGGTCATGATTGAGCTCCACAACGCTTAGCGGAGCACATACGGACTAAACGCCAAAACAACTAAAACAACTAAAACTCCAATATCAACAAAACGGACAATTTTTTTGTCTTTCAGAGGTAAGGCCTCAAAGTCCTTCTGGTATTGGGCAGGTTTCGCCCAACCAGTCAACCAACCTAACATTGTCGGTTTCAACCGATCATTGCAGTCGAATAACATATCGTACCATGCCAACACGACATACGCCAAAAAGGCTAATAATACGGCAACTAACACCTTATGGGCATACGCCTTAGGATGTGGAAGCCAATACACCGCAAGCACGAACGCAGAAAACACTAAGCATTTAGGATTGAGTGCGAGCGAAGTTCCAAACAGTCCAAGTCCCATTGTATTACACCCACAGTTTTCCAAGTTGTCGTTCCACGTCCTCGGAAAAGTACATCCTACCGGCATTTGGACTGAATGTAAATTCGCTCAAGTATATTGTTTGCTTGCGACTCAAATAGAAATCCATACGAACAAACTCAAACGGTGACGATAAATCTCCTGCCAACGTCAGCATTTTTTCAACTATGTCGGACGTCGGAATCTCGAAGTTATACATGGGATCCTTGCCTGGGTACATGTCGCGTATAGAACCGGACTCGACAAAAAAATGCTTCACTCTGTATCCCTTCGTATTTAAAAGACTAAACGTATAGGGAACTCCGTGAATACAGTACAATTGAAACGTGATGGCTGGAGCGTACTTCCCCAATTGATAATCGTCAATACGTTCTTCAATAAACAGTCTTGGTTGAATAAACTTATAATGTGGTTCAGACACGCCACACTCTACATAGGTTGTATTGAATGTTCGTAACTGCTTCTTGATTTGTTCAATATCATTCAGGGCAAATATATTTTGGCCAGACGCATGGGAAGACTTAATAATCCAGTCAACATTCAAGTCCTTTAAGTAAATATCCTCAGGACCATCAAGAATTCTCACGATCCGAGCAGTTTCAATTTTTCCTTTGACCAAATTTTTCACTTCAATTTTGTCAACATACTTGGCCTGTTCAGCAGTTATAAACGGTAATGAATATGTGATTTTTTTATACATAGGAAGTTGAGACCAATTATCTGGTTTTAGCATTATATATTGTCTTAGATCTATCGAGTATAAATAATATACGTGAGCGCATACGTTCCCAGTAACCCTACAAAGCTAACGACAGATTCATGGTAATAACTGAACAGTTCGGCAAGAGCGACGGTGGACATAACCATCAGGGAATCTGCCACTACAATCTTCCACGAATTTTCCTGTGCATACTCTTTGAACAGATCTATAATCTCGTTGTGTCCGGCAGGAATTGGTCGGATAACACCGAAATAGAACCAAATATCGTGAAATATCTGAATTGCCAGAGCCATCATCATCAAATGGAACCATCCTGCCTTCGGTTCAATGAGGAGTGCGAATTGAATTCCAAGAACAATAATCAAACAATCAGACAGAACGGCAGTCATACCAAACTTCGCGTACCATTTATCCAAAGACTTCCCTAAATGTAAAAATTTGGATAGGATAATTGTTCCGAAATCCACAACGACCACGGCAGATAGAATCTCCAGTAGTTTCATTATATTTCATCGATCTTTTTAGATTTTATGTGTGGGTTCTTCTCACTCAGTTCTTTTTGTGCATGTTGCCGGTGATCAAACGTACACGAATGGTTCTCTGCGTGTAGACATTTCGTGCAGTATGAGTTACAACACTTACACTTAATGAGCACTATGGTCTTCACTCGACATAGAAAGCACCTGTTCGTCATAGAACCTTAGCTCCTCATGTTCTAGCCACCGATCATCCATTTTAGACCGTTCCGTCTCAAGATCCGGCATCTTGGTCCTTAGCTCAGAAATCATCCGGTCGAAACGCTTGAGGGCCATGTGATCTCCATTCTTACGCTTCTCAGAATACTCGGAAAGCTTCGCCTGTGTTTTAGAAAGTTCATCATCCTGAGCCTGAATTTGCCGATCGATGTCGTCAGTACGAGGTCTAATTGGACAGTGCTTGCGCATGTGTTCCTCCCACTCCTGCTTCATGATTGCTTTGATTTCGTTGCGGCGGCGCCTGGAGATGAGAGCAAGATGTTCATCGGTGAGATCACACACTTTCATCTTGAGGAGCGCGCGATCAGGAATATAGTCTAACGGAGCCAAAACTTCACGAATACGTTGGGAGTAGGTATGACGAGTATGAAACAACTCCCAAAATACCGAGTCAGATGTGCTACGCAGAAGATCGTGGATATCCTGGACACCCACAAACCAGTCGCGCTTCAGAAGGAAGTCGACAGTCTCAAAATCAGGTTGCTCGAATGCCATTGGTCGTGTTAACATACTCTCCGTTAACCAAACCACATTCGTTTTTCAGGATGAAATACAATGGTGAACACAACTCATCAGGAACTCAAGGAAACCAAAGTTCCTGAGTTACCTACTTTCTCTACCGAACGTGAGGGTCTTCAAGCACTGAAAGATATGCGCGAAGACCAGTGTTCTAAAGCAGCTCAGGAATTCAAGCTCCAACCTGTTCAGAGGTTTTTGAGACGCGTTCTGTCTCCAGACTCTCCAGTTCGTAATCTCCTAATGGTTCATGGAACTGGAGCTGGAAAGACGTGCACAGCTATTCAGATTGCGGAAGAGTACATTATTCGTCCAGAGTTTCAGGACAAACAAGTATTGGTCTTAGCAAATCCCCCAATTCAGGAAAATTTCAAGAGCCAGATTTTCAATCCTTCAAATATCTCATTTGACGAGGACGGACTCCTTTTATCGAAACAATGTACTGGCAGACGGTACCTCGAAATGATTCAGCGATCAAGCGAGGAATCGTTGCAGTATACTGACAAAGCCAGTCGTTCGCGTATTCAAAAACTGGCTAACAAGATTATTAACGAGTTCTACGAGTTTCAGGGCTATACCGAATTCGCCAATAACTTAGATCGCGAAAAACTCAAAAAGTCGAGCAACGAAGTGAACAAATGGATTCACGAAACGTTTGATAATCGTTTGATTATTGTAGATGAAGCACATAACTTACGTGATACTACGGAGGGCGAAACATCAAAGTTAGTCGGACGAGCAATTGAAACTATCTTGAAAACTGCCAACGGTATTACACTCGTTTTATTAACGGCCACACCGATGTACGATACATTCGACGAAATAGTCTACTATCTCAACTTATTCTTGTGGAACGATAGACGTATGGATCTGAACAAGAATCTGAAAGCATCTGATATTTTTACTCCAACTGGTGAATTCAAAAAAGGTCAAGAAGCTTCATTTCGTGGGTGGTGTGCAGATTACATATCGTACAGTAAGGGTGAGAACCCCTTTACGTTTCCCTTTCGTCTTCCTCCCCCAGATGATCTGATTGCAGAGACTGATCGCGAAACTGACTTTGATGGAAAGAAAATCACGAAACCTCTAAAGCATCTACAGTTAGTGAAATCGTATGTCCATCCAAACCAGGAAAAAGAAATCAAGAAACTGCGTTCGTCGGCTGTCATTGATCCGGCACTATTGTGTGTGTACCCTGAAGGCAAAACGTTTCGCGAAACATTTGAGAAGACGGCAAACGGATACAAGTACAAGACCGAAAAGTTCTTGGCTCCATCAAAGATCGGACTGTATAGTTCCAAGGGAGCTCTGATTATGAAGATTCTGGAAGAGACAACAGGTGTAGTATTTATCTATTCGAACCGCGTAGAGGAAGGAGCACAGCTATTCTCCATGATGCTGGAAGAGCACGGATACGAATCAGCCGTCGGTGATAAACTATTAACAGACACATCTGGAGAAGTCGCACGCGGAACTCGTGGAAAGTATGTGTTATTCGTATCGGATACGTCTGATGCAGATATGCGTCGTGCGCTTGATCGCCTACGTCGAGCCGAAAATCGTGATGGTTCGGACATTCGTATTGTTGTAGCGTCTCCTCGTGTGTCCGAAGGTGTAGATTTCAAGTACGTTCGTCAAATTCATATTTTGGACCCACGTTTCAATATGTCCGGAATTGAGCAGATTATTGGACGTGGTATGCGAACATGTTCACATTCTCTTCTAGATTTTGAAGATCAGAACTGTACAGTCTACCTTCATGTGTGTCGATACCCCAATTCAAAACAGGAAGCGTTGGACGAATATATTTACCGTGTATTCGTGGAAGAGAAAGCTACCAAGATTGCGAAAGTGAAACGAATCGTGATGGAATCGTCTATGGACTGCGAACTCCAGCACGGTCTGAATAACCTTCCAAACGAGTGGCGTCAGGGCATTAAAATCCCACAGACACGTAATCAGGACGGAGCTAAACTCAACCTTTCGCTGGAACAGATGTTTTCACCAAGCTTTGATGATATGGCGACGGCGGTCACGTGCAAAGTTCCTAAAACCGACGTGGATCCTGATCACGTACGACCCTTATCGTCCTACCTTGACGTGCGCGACGAAGTGTTCGACAAACTCCAAAAGATCTTTGTAAAGAAACAGATTTGGAATCGCGACGATATAATGAAACATTCTTTACTGAAAAGTTATGCTCCTGACGTCCTTTCGTACCTCCTGGAAAATGCGATTCAGTTAGGATTACAACTCAAGGATGCAAATGGTCGTTTAGGTCACCTCGAGTCAAAAGGCAAGTATCTGGCATTCAGTTCGGCAGCCAACCAGACTGCTCTGGACCGTATACTGAAAGAAGAGACGCATACGCACGTTGAAATTCCGATGGTAGACGAAGAAGAGGCTCCACGTGCGCAAGAAGTTGTATCTCTGGCTCCAAAACGCGCAGCTCTACCTGATCACATCAAAACGTTCCCTGAGGAGATTCAGGATTGGTATGTGGTAGACACCCTTACCAAACAAGAAAAGATAGATTACATGCTCACGCTCAACTGGGCCAATCCTCCGATCTACGCTAAACCACTCAAGAGCGAGAATTTATACATATTTGGTCTGAATGAAATCTACAAGAACGGCGAAAAGATAACTCCTATTGGCGAAGATTTGGATGAGTACAATCGTTGGCTAGACGCACTCAAACAGAGATTCATTGAACACAAGGATGATTTCTTTGCCTCCATGAAAGAGGATGCAATCGTATTTAATTTGGATGTTGATTCCGAAGAACTCAAGCGAGCGGATCGTAAGAAGAATATCGGTGGGCGCGCATGCACGTCGTACAAGGAAGGTATTTTGAACGCCTTCTCACGCTGGCTGAAAGGAGAAGGATTCCCGGCAAAGGTGAAAACAAAGAAGGATAGGTGTATTTACTTGAACTTCATTGTTCGTGAAGCCGTTCTTGCCGGAAAAGCAGGACTGTTTTGGTTAACTCCTGAAGAGTTCGAGATTCTGAATGAACCTACAACATCCAAGAATCTTCGAGACAAGCTTTAGACAGATGAAAAACTAATAAAATAATCTGGACGTTCTGAATAACCAAATGGATCCGCTATTTGAACGTCGTGAACTTACAAAGAAGGTTCACATCCACTCAAAGTTTCTCCAGCGCAATATGGAGGCTTCTATTTTGGCTCAACTCAAGATGAGCTATGAAGGTCATTGTTCCGCCGAAGGCTACATTGAGCGTAATAGTATTACTCTCCTCGACTACTCTCTTGGACGTACCAACTACATTCGTGGAGGCGTAGATTACGATGTACGGTTTCAGGCGGATGTATGTCTCCCCCATCCTGGTCAGCGATTCAAGGCAGTCGTCAAAGTCCGATCCAAAATTGGAATTCATGCCGAAACTCCGCCAATCAAGGTTCTGATTCCTCGTGATCTTCATATGGGCAACGACGATTTCAATAATGCCGAGATCGAGTCTGAAATCGAGTTCGAAGTCGTGGGTTCGCAGTTCAAGCAGAAGGATGTAGATATCATCATTGTGGGTAAGCTTCTGAGTCTCAAGGAACCGGAGGTTGTCGTGACTCGTGTACGCGAAGAACCGGCTCCAGTTGTAGCGGTGGCTCCAGAGGGAGAGAAGCAAGTTATCATTACTGCAGCGACAGAGCCAGAGAAGAAGAAACGCAAACTCAAGAAAGGTGGTGGAGACGATATTTCATTCACTACACTCCCAGATCCTCCGCCAGTTTAAACACCAAAAAACTTCAATATACAAATGGTTTCGCGAAACGATAAGGAATGGATGAAGGAACAAATTGATAAGCTCGAAATTACCGAACACACTCAAATTTTTGATATCGTTAAGCGGTACACCGAGTCATATACCAAAACCCAGTCTGGAATTTTAGTATCTACAAATGACCTGTCTGATGACTGTTTGAACGAAGTTCATCGTTACATCAGTTTTTGCCTAGACCAGAAGAAGCGTATGGATGAAGATCAAAAGACAAGAAAAACGTACGAAAGCATGTTACATGATTAGTCAAAAATGGACTTGTTTTAATCCAGCTAAAATATAATAGTATGGAGTCTATAATTACAAACCCTGTAATTGTAGGACTCACTCAATTCATAGATATTGCAAAGAAAGATCATAAAGCAGAGTTTGAATGCAAACTGCTTTGTGGTAAGATCCAAACAAAAGATGTATATGATCGGTTATTCAACACGATTCAAACCTTATCAATTGGGTCGGTCACCGAAGAGCATCGCATGACATTCTGTTATGCAGACAATACGCGTGTACATGTGGAAGGGCCACATACTATTTACAAGCTCGTATCTTCGAATACGTTTCGAGGAATGGCAGTCGATGTCGAGCGAAAGCAGAGGTATTACGAAGGAACGGTTGGAAAGGTGGATATGTACGATGTACCGGAAGTGAGTTCGCGATTCACTCTGCGATCAGAGTCGAAGTTACGCAAAGATTGGGAAGGAAATCCAAACGATCCCAAGGCCCACGTCCGTATGATTCACCGCAAGTCATTCAAGACGGCATCCGAACTTTTCCGAATTGATTTCTCGGTCATTAAGTCGCGAGGGGTCAATGTAAAGTACAATTTGAAGACGTTGCTGAAGCAGCCAGTGTCGTACGAGCTAGAGATTGAGTTTGTGGGCAAGGATACAGCGATTGATTCGAAACTTATTGTGGACGATCTTCTGAAAACTATGACAGCTATCTCCCAATCGTATTATCGTAGTCCATTTCTGCTCACAATTTCAGATATGCAGCGTTACTGTCAGGAATTCAAGATGTCAGGTATATGTTTCTACAATCCGGTCACGATGCTTCGTCGGCATATGGTGAGTTCGAGTCCTCATAATATCTCCAAAGGGTATACCGTGACCAATAAGGCGGATGGAGAACGATCTGGGCTGTACGTGGCTCGCGACCGTAAACTTTTGAAAATTACTCCAACAAACCAAATTACCTGGACTGGAATTACGGCGATGGACGATTCGCATATTGGAGACTTTGTGGATGGAGAGTACATTGCTGACAAACAGTTGTTCTGTATCTTCGATATCTACCGTTTCCGTAATCGCGACACAAAGTCTCTGCCACTCATGAAGACCGATGAAGATATCATAAAGAACCCTCAATCGTCAAGACTTGGCACGGCAAAACTATTTGTCGATGATTTGAAGTCGCAGTTCACGACCCTACCTTCACTCACACCTCTGCGCGTAGAAACCAAGTTGTTTCTAGCAGGTGATGGATCATCCATGGAAGATGCGATTCGCACGATTCTGGAGACTCAGTTTGAGTACGAAACGGACGGTCTTGTATTCACGCCTCGTTCAAGTGGAGTTGCGCCATCGGAAGATCGAAAGGGCAAGACGTGGTCTCGTGTGTACAAGTGGAAGCCTGCAAACATGAACAGTATTGACTTCTTACTCAATATAACCGACGAGGAAACACTTGACCCAATCACTAAACATATCGGAAAGAAGGGCGAACTCTATGTATCTCGCACGCCTGGCGACGATATCATTTATCCTCGCGAAACGATGACTGGAGAGTATGTCGAGAAGGAACTGCCTGAATCATTGAAGAAGGTCGCTGCTACGAATATTCGTATTCCTTCAATCTTCCAGCCTGCGGTTCCTCGTGATCCAGACGCATACCAGATCCTAGTTCCAGTCAACGATAAGGGTCTTCCAGTTGATAAGACTGGTACTCGTGTAGAAACCAATACGATCGTAGAGTGCTCGTTTGATATCGAGACGCGTAGGTGGACAATTTTGAGGACGCGGTATGATAAGACGTACCAGTATCATGTTCTCAAGGAACCACAGTACGGAAACGATATCTTTGTAGCGAACTCAATTTGGACATCCATGCATGTGTCAATTTCGGAGCAGATGCTCTCAAACTTTGTGACGTCACCACCAGATGACACATTTGAAGATGATATGTACTACCGTGACGATCTGAAGCGAGGATGCCGAGTATTCAACGATGTATACAACTTCCATAACCGTATTAAGGATGAACTGTATCGTTCAAATATCCAGAAGGGCGATACGCTACTTGAGCTGGCGGTAGGACGTGGTGGTGATTTATACAAGTGGAAGAAGACCGAACCATCAAAGGTTGTAGGTGTAGATATCTCACTTGGAAATATCACGTCTCCTACACAAGGTTCTGCCGTGCGTTACTTGAATGATCGTCGTAAGAATCCATATGATTACATGCCAGCTATCCTGTTTCTACAAGGGGACATGACAGTCTACCCCCTTCTTGAGCAGGAGGATAAGTATATGCCTATTCTTATGGGAAAGGAACAGCCATCAACCGAATATCTTGAGAAGTTTCGCGATCTAAACAAGTTCGACGACATTTCGTGTCAGTTTGCGCTGCATTATGCTTGCGAGTCGGACGACACGTTTCGCAACTTTGCGAAGAATATCGAACGCTACGGAAAAAACACCTTCTTCGGAACGTGTTTGGATGGACAGGCAGTCTACTCTCTTCTTATGGGAAAGAAGACTCACCTATTTGGCGACGATAAGCAGGTATGTGGCGAAATCTCGAAACAGTATGAGGATCGTGAATCATGGGTCGAAGAGTTTGGAATGCCGATCCGAGTATTTCTCGAGAGTTTCGATAAGCCTGAAGTTGAATACCTTGTTCCATTCCATCGTGTGTGTGACATTATGCGTGAAGTCGGATACGAACTTGAAGACTCAAAGATGTTCTCGGAACTGTACCAGCATCAGAATGGAATCACGCTCACGCAGGAGCAGCAGGTATTCTCGTTTCTGAATCGTACGTTTGTATTCCGCAAACTCAAGCGATCTGAGCGCGAGCCTGAGCCTGAGCCTGAGCCTGAACCAGAACAGGAACCAGTCGATGAAGAACCGTTTACGGACGTCAAGTCCAAAAAGACCAAAAAACTCAAGAAGGATGCTGAACCAGAGCCTGTTCTATTCAGCACTGGTGATGAATCTGGCGGCCCTTACTCTTCATTCAGTAACTCGTCGAATCATGCAGTCGATATTGATGGCGTACGTTACCCTACCGTAACACACTACATTGTAGCAATGAAAGCTCGTGAAATCAAGAATGATGAATTATATACGAAAATCATGGGAACTGCAACTCCAAAGGCTGTCAAGGCACTGGAAAAGAAGATCTCAATTACGGCAGAACAGTGGGATTCAAAGAAGGACGAAAGTATGGCAAAGGCTGTGCGTGCCAAATTCACGCAATATCCAGAACTTCGTTCGAAGCTACTGGAAACTGGTGAGAAACAAATTGGAAATGCGGATGCCAGAGAAATGTACTGGGGTATTGGAACATCCATGGATACAGACAAGGCTCGCGTGCCTTCAAAGTGGCGTGGTCAAAATAAACTTGGAAAAATCCTGATGGAACTACGCAAGACTCTGATTTGCGAGTCAGGTTAAATATCGAGAGGAGGTGGAGGTGGAGGTGGAATATTGAACGATGTCATTGTATTCCGAACTGGAACAGGATTAAACCTCACACTTGTTGTCTTTGCGGCAAAGGGGTTCTTTTGCGCAGTGATTGGGTATGGTCGACCCATATAATCAAATTCAGGAGTTGGAGGATAAGACATACTTCTATCTCGCTCAAACCCTGGATTTTTTACGACTGGAACATCTTCATGAAATACGAGAGGAGTTGCAGGAGATCGCGATGGACGACGAAGCATAAGAATCATAGCCGCAATTCCCAAAATACCCACAACTCCGGCACCACTCACAATTCCGGCAATTGCGATCGTATTGGACGGTGCCGGCTGAGCCTGTGCATTCAAAATAGTCATTGTCGGTGTAATCGTGGCACTGCCAGTATAACTCCGTGTTGCAGTTTGAGACATTGTAGGAGTATACGTTGCTGTCCAGCTGTCCGTTGACGTTCCTGACGGAGTTCCGACTGGACTCATTGTCATGGACCCAGTGGCTGTGGTCGACGAACCTGTCGAGTGTGTTTCAGTAGACGTAGGCGTTCGAGAGATGGCCGTAGATCGACTACCAGTAGAAGATATTGTATGGGTACTAGAGCCAGTACCAGTAGAAATAATACTTCTTGATCCGGTCGGATTTGCGCTACGCGAAACAGTGTTCGTAGGACTAAGTGATCGCGATCCTAAACTAGAACGAGTTGCGGTTCCTGTAGGAGTCGCCAAAATACTCCTGGATCCAGATGGTACAGCAGAACGAGAGAGAGTATCAGTACTCGTTGGACTAAGTGGTGCCCTGGATCGAGTGTCCGTAGGAGTAGGACTCGTAACAGCTCGCGAACGAGTTGTTGTTCGGCTTAGGGTGCTCACCGGACTAACGCTCGGAATTCCAACCTGTCCAGCTACAGGACTGAATATGAGTAATATAGATAAGAATGATACAAATCTCATTTGTATTTACTTATAGGAAGCAAAATCTGCTTAAATACTGTCTTTATCACCAAGATGCTTATAATAATCCGCATACGAACCAACAGGTGGAGGAGCAGCGGAACCGGTTGCGCCATCAAGCTTTTTGACGACTGGGTCAACAAATCGGTCAAATAACTGCTGACCTACAATTTTTGAAGCCTCGTCATCGGTCAGCTCACCAAGTTCAACCTTCCGGCGCATCTTCAGCATTTCGAAAAACGTCTGATCCAGCTTTCCATCAATATGCATCTCAAAAATAGTAGGAAACTGATTGTACAAAGTCTGATTATCATCGGTAACCTTCTTTCGAAACTCCGGTGGATTCGCTGTCTTCAGACCCTTGTGGCGACGCATAGAATGGTCCATTTCTCGAACAAGCGCCTGGATTTGAATGGAGTTGTACGTGGCCATTTGTGTTATTTCTGTTCAATACATTAATATGGCTTCCTATACGACGGCAGCGAATGGACAAGTCGTTCTAACGTCCGGAGCTCCTTTAGTAATTCCGCAAACCCAGACTATCCAAGGAGGATTAATTGAAGCGGCCAGTGCGAAAACGTTAGCGTCACAGGCGGCGGCGGCGGATCATTACAAAAATATGGGCGCCGGACAGAAAGGAGCTGGAAAGAGGCGAACTCGAAAACATAAGGGTAAGAAGAAGAGGACTCGCAAAGTTCGTCGTGGCGGAGCTCAATCGTTAAACATGGTACCTCTTGGCCTGCCGACTGCGAACTCTGTTCCTGGCGTGAATCAGGATGATGTATTTAAGGCCGGAGTCGATCTAAAAAATCAGATTGTAGCCGATAAATCGTATGATCATCTTCGTGGAGCGACCCCAATAAAAATGGGTGGTTTCCGTCTTCGCGGTGCCGAAGAGTTATACCCAGGAAGCGGTTCTGAAGAGGATACAAAAGGTCATACTAAAGTAAAGCATGGACGCCGTAGTAAAAGGACTCATCGGCGGCGCCACCGTCAGTCTACTCATCGTCGTAGCAGGAAGCGTCGCCATCTTTAGTAACCTTTGGCAGAATGTCACACCGTATATGATGTATGTTTGGGTTTTGTTACTTACTTCTCTAACGGTAGGACAGCTTGTACTGAGCTCGTTTGTAGTTTCGACTTTGTCGGAAGCACCTTCGCAAACAGCTCAAGCAACAGTCCAATAAATTGACCACACTGTTCGTGGTCAGTGATTCCAGTCAGAATAATCTTACCAGTTCGAAACACCTTAGCTGTCCAATTATTGGGACCGATGCGAATCTTGACACCAGGATACACATCAGGATCATACTGCGAAGTTATGAGTTCACTGTTCATTGCACGAATTGTATTGTGCAGAACTTCACGAGCGACCGTATCGTTGGATGAAAGCTTGGTCATATAATTCATCAACACAACGCGCCGACGAAGAATCTCAGGACGTTCAGGCGCATCGTTGATGGTATGAAGGCATTTCGTCCACAGAATATCAATCAGAATTTGCATAGCGGACATATCATATCGCGGATCCAGGACTCCAGTTAAATGAAACACACCATTTTGAAAGATCTTGATTGTGATTTCCTTGTCTGGAAGTTCACCGTCGCCATTATTCACAACAACAACCGTAATTGAATTATGACAGAAACCGGTGGTATTTTGTGCAGGAGTATCCTTCTTCACTCGACGCTTAATTTGATCGCGCTTACTCTCGCCACGCCGTGCGACTCCGCGCTTCTCTACCTTAATAATAGGTGATTCAAGCTCAAGATCACTCATAATCTTGTTCGTATCAAACTTGAGATTCGTGTAATAAAGTACAACCATCGTTGAAAGAATTGGAGGTTCCATTTAAAGCTTGTCTGAATAAAGGGTATCGATTTCGTTTTTCCAGGAGAATGGAATACTGTCCACAAATTTCGTAATCATGGCAACTGGAAATTTACGTATTAGTTTCCGTAACTGAACTTGATGAGCCGACTCCAGCATCCATCCAGGTTCCAAGTATCCTAAAAACACGACTACGTCCGAATGATGGTTCACAATCGCCAAACTTTCAACGGATAGACTTGAGCATGGGACTTTTGATAAATCTAAGAGTTGTTTCGTATCATACATTTGCTTGAACTTTTCAGCAAATGTGTGAAATTTTTGAACGTTCGTGCACACGAACAACATTGATGTACTACTTGAAAACTCTTTAAGCGGTTCGAGGACCAATTGGATCGTTAATCTTTAAGTGAGCAGGTGAATTCGCAGGAATCTGATACTTACGAGGAACCGGTTTTGCCGACGTCGTGCCAACATTCGTGTCTTCCTTAAAAATCTGGTAGTTCTGGGGACGACGTAGCGCAGCTCCGACCTTGTAATTCGCATTGCCGCCAAAGGCTCCAACCTCTTTACCTGGAGCTAAATCGCCTTTCACGGAAGGAACTGGACGTGCAGGGTGGCGTGTACGATGAGGCACATCTGACTTTTGAGTGTGGTTCGGTACTGGAACTGTGCACAGAGCAGGATCGCCAAGGTTACGTATCGTGTTGTCAACAAACTTGGGTTTATCGACCGTGGCAGCAGCATGTGGCTCACCGAGTCCAACCTTACATCCCTGAGTCCGACGCACGAAGTCTGAGGCACTCTGGGCCGGAGTGGTAGGAGTAATGGTGTAGCAAGGTGCTAACGTAACTTTTCCAGTGGGAAGACCTGCCTGAACATCTGCTCCAATCGCCTGGCCGCCACGATACGCCGTAAATGCACTTGCGTCTGGAGTTCGGCCACCAGATACTTTCTGGTAAGACAGAGTCTGATGTAGAGGAGCCATTGATGAATAGTCACCTGAATTGACTACACCAACACGACCACCGGATGCTGCAAACTCCTGGTTTGCAGCCATGCGAACTTTTGTGATGTACATAGATGCATCCGTAGGTTTCTGTGTTGCAAGTACTTTCGTTGCCGAGGCATCTTTGCGACGTAAATATTCCGTGTAGGACATTTGTGTGTTAACCGGATTTTATTACATGACAGATAGAGCCATCTTCTCGAGTTCAACAGGGATTACTTCATCCTCCTGTACACGAATGAAACCGTCAAGTTCGGCTACAAACTTGTACAGTACACGCTCATTTCCGGCCTGGCGATTACGGAATGACTCAACAATTGCGCCCTGGGCTACAAGGTTATCACTGAAGAAATTGGAACACTCGATGTGGTAGTACGTCACCGTCTCGCCCAGACCGTACTGCTGAACCATTGGGTTCTTCTTCGCGACAAACTCAGGGACCTGCCATACACCATCCGAGCTCTGAATGGCGTGCATTCCAGAGAGGCATACATCCTGAGGAGGACTGTTAGGTCCAAACGCTCCGGCAAAGATACGGTATGGCGCCGAATCGGTGTTCGCATTGGACACTGTGCGTGAGTACAGCTTGAACGTTACAGCACGACCATCGGAGGTCATGACGAGATCCTCGCCAGGAACGAGCGTCTCTACGGTCTTGTAACCCTCATCCGTTAGAATCTGAGTTCCGGAGACAAAGCACGGTGGTGGAGGAGGAGGCACTGGTGCCAACGCTGTAAATACAGATGGAAGATTTAAGACTGGCGAGACATTTGAGTTATTGGTCGATGCAACGATTGAAGTCTTGAAGAATGTTTCGTATGGTAAGGAATCAAAAATCGTCCAGAATATTCCAAGAGGTAGTGTAGGATCTGTAGTAATTGTCTGTAGATTGGTAGGGATTGGGGGTGGAGTGATGTCCGAACTGTACTCTGCCCATATAGCGTTCCATGAAAACGAAGCTAGATTATCACCATTCAAAAAGTCATACTGATCGACTGTATTACTTGTGTATGTTCCGCCACCTAATGTATAGTTGAGAGTTACATCGTAGCCGGTGGGGCCAGCGGTATATCCAGGAGATGGGGTAGGGCCATTTGTCCAGTATACGAGTAGGGATGTTCCATCCGGTCCAAGAACGGTCCCAGCCGGCTGAGGAATCGCAGACAGACCAAAACTTTGGAAAGAAAGACTGTTAGAATCAGACCCCTGCTGTCCGGTTACTCCATTCAACTCAAAGTATGTGCAAAAATCGTATGTCTTAGATGGATCAAGACCAGTTATAGCGAGTGGCGAGGCCGTAGCTGGATCAACATACGGCGCAGTCGTCTTAATTTGAGGTCCGGTTGACCCACTATACACTTTGGCAACGACCGTCACATTCGTTGGCACATTTATTCGAGAATCAGGGCCTGTTGCTCCAGTCACTCCCTCGCCCCAGTATACCTGAACGTTTGACACCGATGACTGCGTTGCAGTTGGAACACCTAGAGGTTTTGGCATGCAAGGTCTACGAGACGTTAATATAAGTGTTGTGGTTTGTGCGGACGGATTGGGAACGCCCTGAGCACTGTACGATGTTATCTTAACATTATAAGTTCCGGCGAGTACACCGTTCGTTCCATAATATTGTGGCAGGTTAATCTGAGTAAGCGAATCAGGTGCGAACGGCCCTAGATAGCTTCCATATGGGGTGTTGCATGGGAATATTTCCTGACCTGATGTCAGTTTGGCAGCATCTTCCTCGCGCATAACTGTGAGCAAATAATTATGTCCAGGCGCGGCAGCATTTGCAACGGTGTACGTAAAACTCAGAGTCGCTGGAGCGACCGGTGTTAGAGTCACTACGAAATAATCAATGGCAAGTCCGTTTGATGGAGGAACTGTCCATGATAATGCAAGCGCATTAGGGAATGGTTGTGTGGGATCATGTAGTTCAAAGTAGTCGTCAGGCTCGGTGACAGGAGCTGGTGTAGTGGCACTTGAAGTAGCCTGGAGTGGTTGATTATTGATGGGTATTTCGTTTAACCCAAGATTTGGTGTGAAAGCATAAATATCAAAATAGTACGTCGTTGTGGTATTTAATTGCGAGTCGGCAATGTGAGATCCGTAGGCGTATGATAACGTTTCGGTTGGGCTGTTGAATATAGCGTTTACACCATTGAGGTAGAGTTTGATATTGTTTGAATCAAAATAATATCCAGAAATCGTGTAGTATTGTGCGTTATACGTTATATTGTCTAACGTGTACTGAAGCCGATTAAAGTTTAAGGTTATCACACCATTTGTGCTAGCGTCTGCATTCACAGTGCCTGTAAAATTTTGGGGATTAATCCACTGTGGAGGATTTGATGGCGGTGGAGGAGGAGTATTCTGAGTGAGTGTAAGGGTATTCGAGTCTTCGGATCTATAAAATGTCAAAGGACTTTCATCGGCATATCCTTGGGACACAACAGACGCATAATAGTCACCTAAAGATAATATAAAATATGGGTAACCAGCTCCAATTGTGCCAGATGTACTTGATGGATTGGTTATAAATGTGGCTTGAGTTTGTGATGCATGGATCAGTTCTATACGGTAATATACATTGTTGGAGTTACTACTTCCAGTTGCCAGATCATTGATTACCTGTTCAGGAAGAGTCCACGTTACAGTAAACCCTAACCATGGCTGGGAAGGATTTGTATATGCCAAATTTACATTGGTAGGAGTCCTTCCGAAGTTCGGTGGAGGAGCGAGGGTCGTGACACCACCTCCTGACAGGGCGGAAACACCCGATGTAAACCCACGCGCATCTGTAATTTGAGCCTTAAAGAAATACTCAGTGCTTGGAGTTAATCCGTTCATTAAAAACCCATAACTCACGAGCGTTGATTTATCTTCAAGTCCGTCGCGAGTTGATACTGACGCAGGAATAATATTACTAACATTTAGGTCATACGCATACATTGTAGTACTAAATGGTTGGTTATCTATCGTTGAAGCATCCATGCTAGCAACAACGTCATTTATCGTTGTAACTCCAGACGTTGCAAGACTTACGGCAACGGTAGGTGTGCTTATTGCCTGCGTATAGAAAATATATGAATTTGTATTCTTGTTTAGCCTCCAAGTATATGGGGACCCCTCCCCATTACCGTTAAATCCATTAAATGCAACTTCGACATCTACATCATTTTGTGTAAATCCGAGTTCAGGACTGGTTATGATGAAGGTGCTGGCGCCGACGGCGCCGAGTTGGCCTATGTCATCGATGTACGTATAACTCTCATCGACAATACCAATAAATAAATTCGGACGGTCTTGCCAGGCGAAACCGTCGACGCCGCCGAGGCTCAACGGACTATTAACAACTGGACCGTCATTTAGATTAAACGTTGTGGATCGGAATAAAACATCAGTAACGGCATTATACTTTAGATAACCTTGCGGACTACTGGTGTCGGTCTGATTGGCAAGTTGCTCTTTCGTTCTTTCTGTAACAAGTACAATTGCCCGAACTTTTTTTGTAGTAAAAGTGCTGTATTCATAACTACCTGGTGGAAAATTAAATGATATGTAAATACCTTCTACTCCAGCATTCACTTGAGATACATTCAAGTAGCTCATTTATCAACTTACTAAGAAATTTAAACTAGATCAACGTGCGACAACATATGACGCCGGCAACACATCCGAGTTAATTTAAGGTCGTCAAGCGCCTTACCTTCGGCAGTTTTGGTCGTTGTTGCGGTCAGATACTCCATTTCGGTCTTTCCTTCTTCCTTGCGGTATTCCTTGACTTTCTGGAGAAAGAGAAGCCAGACGCCTGCTATCGGCTTGTTGCACGTAAAACACCGGATTGGAATAATCATTTACTTGTTATACTCTTTTTCCTTCTATATTCGTTTTCTAACTGAAATATAAGAATGAAAGATACAACATCTGCACTCGTAGTTTTAGGAGGTCTGCTCCTAGCTGTAGTATTCAAGCAATTCAGTTTTGGACTGCTTGAACTCTTGTTGAAACTCACGCGTCCTGGCGCCACCGTCCTACTTCTATCTCTAGTCGTATGGCTGTACTCAAAAAATATGCTGTACACTGCACTGGCGTCAGTGGTCTTAGTCGTGTTTTTACTTCGTGATCTTTGGACAAACTATGTTCGCTCAGATGCTCGTCGCTTATTTTTAGACGTGGGGCGCGATATGGCACGTTTCAATCCCCTAACCAGCATCGATCTCCAGTTCGCGAACGGAACGGCTGTACATGATGCGCCATCTCTCTACTACACCGCGAGCAGCCCTACTCTCTTAGTGTACCCCCCATCGGCTGAAACACTCGAGAAAATGAATGGGTAAAGATATATCACCACATAATATCAAGTTCCTGTGAACTCCAATACTCTGACACGCCATTTGGGAATCGTCGATGAATAATGAACGGCAGAACTTTCTGTGCAACTTCTTTCTCGGCCACATCCCATGGAAACTGTGGGTCCGACGTAATCATTCCATCTAACGATACCAGAGGGCGACTACCCTTTGCTATCTGATCAGCGCGCGTCGCCACAAGAGCAGTATACTCGTACTTCGTATAAAACGGTTCAGTCATACGGTCAGTTTTCAGCGAATCCACAACGGACTGACGCGCAACGGACTGAACTTCAGGGTGAATAATCCGCGAATCAAAGCGAAGTTGTTCCATTACTTACTTCCCTAAAATTATCTGTATACTCTTTCCGTTTTAATAGAACTCGCTGAAACATCTCAATGGAACTTCTTGAAGTCTTTGGTTCCGATTTGACGGTAGTCAATGCTGCTCGCGTATCCTTTGCTAAGGAATCAACCGAGTTTTCGGCGCAGGACGAGAAGCTTGTTGTATATTTGGCCAAGCATAACCATATTTCTCCGTTTTTTCATCCACAAATCCGGCTACGAATCAAGATGCCAATTTTTGTAGCGCGCGAATGGTTTCGTCATCAAATTGGGTTTGCGCGCAACGAGGTTTCGCGCCGGTACGTAGACACATCTCCAGAATGCTGGATTCCAACGCCAGACCAAATTCGCGAGCGTGATCCGAAACTAAAGCAGGGAAGCAAGACAAATCCAGTCGTAGATTCAGACCTTGTTCATCATTTGATGAAAACACATATCAATATGAATGTGATGGTGTATGAGGATCTGCTGTCTCGTGGAGTTGCGCCTGAAATCGCACGATGTGTGCTTCCACAATCAATGTATACGGAATTCATTGAAACTGGGAGTTTGGCTGCGTATGCTCGTCTGTACAAGCTGCGCACAGATCCTACTGCCCAGCGCGAAATTCAAGACTATGCTCGCACACTCGGTGAACTTATTGAGCCCTTGTTTCCAGTGTCGTGGAAGGCTCTTACTTGCGCTTCTGAGTCACCAGCTTAGCTTTCTTACCCCTACATGAAAAACGGCGTATCGTGCGTCCCTGAGGCCACAGAATAGCTTTCGTACATATAGCAGTTGCCGCTCCTTCTTTTGTTTTTGCTAAATTACGGCGTAGAGTAATCTTGCGAGACACATCTTTTACACACCGACAGAACCTCTCGGCTTGTGTTGCCATTACTATTCTACGCGAGACGATTGTTCCCACGCAGTCTTGCAGTTGGCACACTTATACAGCCAAATCAGCTTGGACACATTCGTCTTCACAGCCACAACATCAGGCTTAGCTCCGGACTTTGAAGGGCACTCCGTATTAGGACACACAAGTGTGGTCAGGTGTTCCAAAGTCGGATCATACTCAAGATACTCATTCGTAGCAAGATGCGATGCCTTATCTTCGCGCAGAATATGTTCGTACACTAACGGATTCGCATCATCAATTTTCTGCTTGAAATCACACTTATTACACGAAAACACAGCGGTCTTGGTTCCATCCACTACGCTCTCGTCAATAGGATAGAGCATATTGCGACACGCCGGACAGAACTTCATTCCTTATTCTTTACTTCAACACTCTCTATAAATTCGTTTTACAATACGGTGCTGGAATCTCTTCACATTAGAAGAGCTAATGTACGGTACCTGCTTTAATTGTTCGTCGAATAAATGAAAACGGATATTCTCGTAAATTATTCTATATCCATTAACTACGGAATGTCAAGCAAGGACAAGCTACGTGAATTTCTAGATAACCACAAGGCTGACGGTATCTGGACTCACACTTCACTCGCTGGCGGATCATACTTTATTCCAGAGGACGATCTACCTCGATTTTATGAACTTTACATTGAAACGATCACAGATCAAGAGAAACTATACCTTACGGAGAAGTCGTCGGATATCGGTCCTCTTCGTATTGACTTTGATTTCGTATACTCTCGTGAAGTTGAAAAGCACCTGCATACACGCGACCAAGTGACATCATTCATTGGAGCCTATATGACAGAAATTAAGCAGTATCTCGAACTACCTCCAAGTGTTCAGCTGTATGTTATGGAAAAGCGCAAGCCGACGCTGGATTCCAAGAAGAATGTAAAAAAGTCCGGAATCCACATTGTGGTTCCGAGCGTGTGCACCCACAAGTTCGTAGAGCAGCGTGTTCGTCGTAATCTCTTGAAAACTATGGACCAGCACTTTGGTGGTCTTCCTCTCAACGATTCGTGGGACAAAGTCTACGACGAGCAGGTCGTGAATCGTTCTTGCCCTTGGACATTGTATGGTTCACGCAAGAATGATCCAAATGCTCTACCATATCTCGTTTCGTATATTGTAGACTGGTCGCCAAACGGAGTAAAGATTATTGATGACATTCCACAGGCGTCTGTGGCGCTCATGCGAACTCTGTCACTTCAGAGGAATGATTGTCTCGAAACTCCACAGACAGACGAAGCGAAGGCAATTTATGCTGGTTTGAAACAGCAGTATTCGGATGTCCGTATTTCAGGCGGACGAGCAGTCGCTCCAGCGCGTGGACGCCCAGCGATTCGTGGAGGTGAACCTGGATCTCGCGGATCATCGCCGACTGGTCGAGTTATTATTCCACCGCTCGATCCTGATGATCGAAACTATTATCGCGACCACACGATGAATATGAATCCAAGCAGAGCCGTAGACTATGGACAGTGGCAAAAGGTAGGTCAGTGTCTTTTCAATATTCATCCAGATCTACTCGATGTATTTCTAGACTTCAGTGCGCAGGCCGAAGATAAGTACGATGAAGCAGGTTGCCATACTATGTGGGGAAGCTTGAAGTTCCGCAACGATGGGGATCGTGTGCAGGCAGGTACACTACGATACTGGTCTCGCGAAGATAACCAAGAAGGGTATATCGAAATAGAGTCTCGAAACGTTGATCGTCTTATTCTAGTAGCCTGCTCCGGTACTGAACATGACGTTGCTGCACTCATTCATGCCAAGTTTCGCGATCATTATATCTGCTGTGATTTTGGAAAGAATGTATGGTATCGATGGGCAGGACATATTTGGCGCGAGACAGACCGTGGAATTAATCTCCAGCTCAAGCTTTCCAAGGAAATTGCTGGACTCTTCTTTAAGAAGTCGCTTGCGATCAGTATGGAGATGGAAACGCGAAATCTTCTGACGTGTACCGGCGATAATAAGAAAGAGTGTGGTACGTGTGAACACTGCCAGTTGGATGCCCAGCGCAACAAGTTCAACTTTATGTATACCAAGCTCAAAACGACCAAGTTTAAGGATAATGTTATGAAAGAGTGCCGCGAACTATTCTTTGATGAAGAGTTCACGAAGTTAGTCGATTCAAATAAGGACCTTATCGCCTTCAATAACGGTGTAATGGATCTTACTAAGATGGAGTTTCGAGATGGAAAGCCTCAGGATTATCTGTCATTCTCGACTGGACTCGATTATGATGCATCGCGCAAGTATTACGAGTACGAAACTTGGAATGCGGTCGATTCATTCATCAAGCAGGTACTTCCAGATCCAGTGGTACGAGACTATTTCATGAAACATCTCGCCACAAACCTGGTCGGTGGCAATACCGCTCAGAAGTTCCATATTCTGACAGGTTCAGGTTCAAACGGTAAGTCTATGATTATGAATTTGACGTCTACGGCGCTTGGAGACTATGCGTGCACCGTTCCAATCTCGTTGTTCACACAGAAGCGTAAGGGTTCAGGCAACGCGGCTCCGGAAGTGATTCGACTCAAGGGCAGGAGGTTTGTCACTATGCAGGAACCAGATGAATCAATTGCACTCAATACTGGACTCATGAAGGAGATTACGTCTGGCGAAAAGATGTATGCGCGCGATCTATTCAAGTCAGGTACAGAGTTTGAAGTTCAGGCGAAGTTTCATCTAGCCTGTAACGATAAGCCGAAGATCAATACGACAGACGGAGGTACTTGGCGTCGGTTAGTCGTCATCAACTTTCTATCGAAGTTTGTTCCGAAACCATCTGGACCAAACGAGTTTCCAATGGATGAGTCGATTCAGTTCGCAGTGCAGGGCAAGGAGTGGGCAACGCCGTTTATGAGCTATCTCGTCCATATTCTGACGGAAGGCAAAGGGTTGCGCAAGCTTCCTCCACCTGAGAAAGTACTGGAGTATACGTCGGAATACCGCAATGAGAATGACGGAATTGCGAGGTTTGTGAGTGAGAAACTTGTCCCCATCGTTGAAGGTGATCAGGTGGTTGCAATTGATCGCACGACTCTAAAGCGCGTATTCAAGCAGTGGATGACAGATAATGATCTGCGTCTATCCCCAACCGATATGGAGAAGCGAGTCGAAGTCACGTATGGAAAGTATCATAAAGGTGGATGGACGAATTTCAAGATCGAAGCCTAATTACATAGACCTTACACTTAGACCGTAATTTGGATTTTTACTTACGGCCACCCATTGGGGCGTACTCGCGAATGTATGGCAGAGTGAGGGAAACAACCGCAAAGGCAATGAGTAGGTTGAAGGTCGCGCCAATCGCGTCGCCAATGCTCAGCTTAATGGGGCCAATGTTGAGAACATAATGACCTACCGCATGCTGCACACCAGGAAATAAAACAGCTACAAATGGAGTCACTAGATCGCGCGTTAGGGATCCGAAGAACTGGCTGAGAGCAAACCCTAAATAGATCGCAACTGCGAACGTCATAATTGTTTGGTCAGAACTCATTTACAGAGTTGTATAGAAATCTTTTTGCGGTAAAGAGTAGTGATATGGGGTTTAATACCCTTTTCTGGGGCCCCAGCGCCTGGCAATTATTCCATTTGATTGCTTTTTTCTCTCCAAATCCCCAGAAGGTTTTGTTAGACATGAAAGAGATGTTACCGTGCAAGTTCTGCCGTGCAAGCACAACAGAGTTTGTAGCGCAGCATCCACTAAAAGGCGATCCGGCGAAGTGGTTGTACGAGATTCACAACATGGTGAATAATAAACTACGAACGCAGTGTGCAGACAATCCGGAAGTTCCTGACCCTGGCCCTGATCCAGATTTCGAGGACGTTAAGAAACGGTATTTAGCAATGAAACCCACCGCCGTTCCAGGTCGTGATTTCCTATTTACCGTGGCATCAAATTACCCTGATCATCCGGAGCCAGACGATATGGCTCGTAACCGTGAGTTCATACATAATTTAGCTGACGTCTATCCGTTTGAAAAATTAAGGAACAAATTCAAACAGTATGTAGGAGAAGGTCATGTTCCACTAGATAACAAGAAACACTACCAGAAATGGATGTACGGATTACTCAAAGAACTTTCAAACATTACGCATTCAGACATTCTGTCATACCGTGGATACGTAGCACGCGTCATGTATCATGCAAGTGGATGTGATAAGAAATCGTATCGTGGAGTAACATGCCGCCGTACAAAACAAGGATTCAAAACCAAGAAACGCGACATCCAGCAAACAAGGCGTACAGTGTTAACAGGATTACTAAAGTAATGCCTTATTCATATAGATTGCATCTTCTTGCCAACCTGTTCTAGAGATATTATTCATCAGAGTAAAATTTGGGGTTAGAAAGCTATGTATATCATTAAACATTGCTTGATCTGTATATATTGGTCGATGTGATATTTCGGTATGAATGAAATCGACAGTTGAAATATACTCCTTCATACTTTGAAGAGCAAGAAGTTCAGCTCCTTGCAGATCCATCCAAATAATATCAACCTTTGGAATATTGTATTCTTTTATAACATCGTACAGTGTAACGCAATCAACGTTGACTTCATCCTGAACATAATGCTCGTTGATATAGGTATCATTGCTCTTAAACAAAGAACTAGCGCCTGGATTTCCATCACTCCAACTTGTTATGGTTTTCTGCTGGTTAATTGGAAAAAATGTACACTTTCCTGTATAATTATTGACTGCCTTTGGAATGAGTGTAATTCGATCGTTATATTTTTCAATATTCGTTAGACAAATTGGTATAGTATTTGCATTACATTCAAACGCATACATGTTTGAATTTGGAAATGTGTTATAGAACTCTATTGCCTGCTGGCAGTCACGACTACCTATATCAAATATAACACACTGCTTGTGTGTATCATATTTGGTCTTCTTTATATGATTCACAAAATTTGTAATCATTTAGGGTTTATTCATTCCGTGTATGTAAGTCTAACGCATGTACCAGTGGTATGAAATATAATCATCATTACCAACCATAGTTAGAACATTCGTATTTTTCCAAGATAACGTTCGAATTTTAATATCCGAAGGATAGTATTTCAACATAAAATTGAAATATATTTCGTATTCGGATGCACCAGACCCTTCTGTATCGTCTACTCGTTCAAGAAACACTCTCCAAAAATCACCATTCACTAACTTGAACAGTTCTTGAATGTATTTTGTTTGAAATATCATATGATGACATATTCCTGAAGCACTCATTTGACGTGATAACGACGGATGTAGTTTATTCATATGAACAAAGTATGGGATATGATGTTCGGTTCCGGTGTTATACAAACATACACCATTCTCAATAAAGGTTGTTGGCTTCAAAAAAAAGGTATCACTATCTATGACTAAATACGTATCAAGTATATCTGGAATAACGAATCCGGCGTACAATTTAATAAGTTGCTGAAGATACCAGCCATTTCTCGAAGACTTACCTAAAATATTGGAGACATCTTCCATTGAAAATGGGAACCTATCTTCGGATACATAGATACATCCAAACACACTATGTTCAATCGGCGAGACTATGTAGATATTTCGGTAACCTATAATATTCCTTTTCGTAAATTCAACTTGTTGAGTAAAAATCTCATAATCATTGGGACCGACTGGAATAACGATATCAAAACTCATTGTACTATTTCTTGGAGCTTGCTCTAAGTTGTTCCATGACTCGAATATGTTTCTGACTATATGGATCACCCTTCTTGTCCTTCTTAGTCTTCTTGGTCTCGCGACGAGTTTTAGGTGGATCCATTCTTACACTGTGTTTAATTTGTCCTAATATATTCGTTTTTATTACCATGGAGCTTTGGTACTCGCTGGTAATAGGAACGGTTGTGTTTTTCTACATTCATTTCTTTAATGCCAATGCTAAGGCTTGGCTTGGAAGCGATAAAAAAATGCCATTTAGTTTTGAAAGTATGTTAGGATACACCCATCGGGAATCGAACCCGAGCCAAGACCTTGGAAGGGTCTCATTCTACCACTAAACTATGGGTGTGATACGAGATGCCGGAATCGAACCGGCTCTGCCTTAAAGCGGGGCCTCTTAAGGGCCCTGGAATCCCAATATCCGAATCTCGTGATTTATATACCGCGGATGCGCTTAAATGCTAATGTGGCATCAACGTTTGCCGATTTTGGGAGAGACACGACAGCGTACCGACCATACTCTGGAAACTCAATTCGACCATCCCAATATTTTCCAGTTGTAACCCAGTCTGAAATCTGTTTCTTTAATTCCAAGAATCCAGAACAGGTGTGATCTACCCCTGCGTCTTTGAGTTGATTGAGTATATGTAATCCTTCTTTTAATCTGTTCTCTTTCGTCTTTCCTGTTTGCATGACTTATCGTCATACAATTCGTTTAAGCCAGAGTGAGACCGAGCTTGGACGCCGCCCATGTGAGTACATAGTGGTCATCCGCGAGCCACCGGACATAGTCTTCCTTTGGCATATGGAGCGTGCGGCTCTTTACACGGTTTCCGGACACGTCTAGCAGAGCCACAAGAACCTCTGCGCCAGAAAATAGAGAAACAACGACCTCAGTAACCTGGAAGGACGTTACAACAGTCGTCGTCGTTAGAGTGTGAGGCGCGATATTTACTGGACCAGTCGCTCCAGTGGGACCTGAGGGACCTGTTGACATTTTATTGATATAGCTCTATTTTTTATAGGTTAAACCGACGTTTAAAATCTTGAACGCTTTCATTGAAGGATGGTTTATTCCAGAGAACCCACTTTGATAAAGCGCCTGGCGTATCAGGTTTCTGCCAATGCTCACCCATTCCGGAATGGCGTTTTAAATAGCGCTGTTTTCGCGTCTTGTCCTTGTGTTTCGTGTAATCAGACATTCCAGCAGCACCAAACGGTACTACCTTTTGGTGTCCATCAGGATACACAAATGTAGCATCGTACTTCTTTTCAGGTTTATGTGATTTACGAATGGATTTAAGTTTGAGTCGGCGAGTTTTCATATTATTCTTTGGCAGGAAATCATAATGGAGGGATGGAATAAGATGGTTCGTAGTCTAAAAGACGAGAGCGTCGAACCAAATAAAACTGCACGACTATGTGAACGAGTTTTCCAGGACTTGAAGCGGATAAAAATCAAGGACAAAAAGAAGTTTTATGAGCGACTAGGTCCAGAGTTTGAGAACTGGGCTCTAAAATTAGAGGAGGATTACCCTTCATATATTGTTGTGAACGTACTGAATGACGACGACTTTTGGGCGTTAACATTAAAAGTTACTCGCGGTTGGGTAGACCGCAGTTAGAACAGAACTTGGCAGGCTTCTCACACGTGCAAACTACAGGCATATTCACAGCGACGTCCGTTAGAACTGGAACCGGAGTCTCCGTCGGAGCCGGACCTGGGGGTGGGACAATCTTAATTGGTGACGTTTTCTGTGTAACGCGAACGTCCATTAGCCCAATAATTTTAACAGTCTGCATTTGTATTCATCGTAGAATGTTTGATGGAAAATGGAAGAATCTAAAGACAATAGATAGTAATTACAAGAATGGGAGATACAATTATCGGTGTCCAATTTGGCATCGCTAATCCTCAAGAAATTATTGCTCGAAGCGTAGTCGAAGTCATTACGGACAAGGCTAACCAGGCAGGTCTCCCAGTTCCAGGTGGCGTATTTGATCCCCATTTTGGCGTGATTGAAAATGGCAAGATCTGCCCAACCTGCAAGCAAACAAATATTCTGTGCCCTGGCCATTTTGGTCATATCCAACTTGCTCGGCCAGTATATCTTTACCAGTTTCTAGACCCCATTCAGAAGATCCTACAAATTGTATGCATGAATTGCTCAAATCCATACCTTACGGATGCAGACCTTGAGAAGATTGAGTCAATGTCGAAGGGAATTGACCGTTTCAATGCTGTCCGCGAACGTACTGCAGCCTACAAAGTCAGGGAGCTCAAGGAGAGCTCGGCGTGTCCTCATTGTGGAACCCCCACGATTAAGCGAGTCGATAAGATGGAAGGAACGGTTGCGACACTACAGGCATCAACCTACGATGCAGACGCGACTCCAGTCATCCTTCAGCCAGAAATGGTTCTTCGCACGTTTCAGCGAATGACGGATCGCCACGTCGAACTTATTGGATTGAATCCTAAATTCAGCCGGCCAGATTGGATGATTTGTACGGTTCTTGCCGTTCCTCCTCTAACTGTACGCCCTTCCGTGATCATGGAGGATAATCAGCGTATGGAGGATGATCTAACTCACAAGCTGATTGATATTGTTCGTAACAATCAGCGCCTACGCGATAAGATTGACAAGGGTGAGTCAGCGCAGACGATCAATTACCATCTAGATTTGCTACAGTTCGATGTAGCTACGTATGTTGATAATGATATCAAGGGTCTAGGTCCTTCTGCCAATCGGTCAGGTCGCCCTCTCAAAACCCTGAAGTCTCGACTTGGAGCCAAGACTGGTCGTGTTCGTGGTAATCTTATGGGTAAGCGCGTAGATTTCTCTGCTCGTTCCGTCATTACTCCAGATGCGAACATTGATCTCGATGAGCTTGGTGTACCAGAAGAGATTGCGCGCAACCTGACGTTTCCAGAGACTGTAACTGGGTACAACCGTGATCGGTTGATGTCGTACATTCGCAATGGTCCTGGAAAGTATCCTGGCGCCAAGTCAGTTCATCTCAAGGAAGAGAACAAGTCATGCAATCTGAAGTTCATTAATCCTGAAACGATTGATTTGAAGGATGGTGATACGGTTCATCGTCATCTCATCGATGGAGATGTAGTCCTCTTTAACCGCCAGCCATCTCTACACAAGGCGTCAATGGAGTGCCATCGTATTCGAGTGCTACCATACTCGACGTTCCGACTGAACGTGTCTGCAACGCGCCCTTACAATGCCGATTTTGATGGTGATGAGATGAACATGCACGTTCCTCAAAGTATTGCGGCGGCGTCCGAGCTCAAATATTTGGCGTCCGTTCTTCGTCAGATCATTTCGCCTCGTCTCGCATCACCAATTATTCAAATTTTCCAGGACACAATGACCGGATCATTCCGTATTTCTCAAGATTCGGTACGTATTCCAGAGCATATTGCGATGAACATTATGGCTCGTATGAAACGACCACTGTCTAGCTATAGTCGCCAGAACCGTGTTCTCACCGGAAAGGAGGTCATTTCAACCGTATTTCCACTCATGAATATTGACAGTTCAATCAAGGTAGAAAATGGTACGCTGAAGTCAGGCGTTCTACGTAAGAGTGCGTTTGGTGCAGCGTCAGAGGGAGCTATTCACATAATTTACAATGATTTCGGCCCAAAGCGTGCGGCGCAGTTCATTAACGATATTCAGAATATTGTTACGAAGTATAATCTCTTCTCCGGATTTTCTGTGGGTGCCTCTGACCTGATTGCGAACATTGAGACGGACGAGTTCATTAAGAAGACGATTGCCGATGGAAAAAGGAAGATTGCCGACATCATGTCATCGGTTCACAATGGAACGTTCCTGAATATTTCAGGTCGTCCTGATGGCGAGGAACTTGAAAATAAGATCATGTCTGCTTTGAAGGATATCAACAGTCAGATCAGCGAGTCTGTAAATAACAGTCTTTCGAAGGAGAATCGTATGGTGCAGATGGTGAAGTCTGGTGCCAAGGGTGGTGACCTGAACATTACACAGATGATGGCGTTGCTCGGACAGCAGTTCGTAGCAGGTAAGCGTATCCAATATACTTTACAGGATCGTACCCTACCACACTTCAGTCGATTCGATGACAGCATGGAGTCTCGTGGTTTCGTAGAGAACAGTTTCATCAACGGTATTCGTCCAGCCGAGTTCTTCTTCCACGCTATGGGTGGTCGCGAGGGGTTGATTGATACGGCCGTCAAGACGAGCGATTCAGGTTACATTCAGCGCAAGCTCGTAAAGACGATGGAGGATCTGCATGTAGAGTATGACGGTACCGTTCGTAACGTAAACGGTGGAGTGATTCAGTATCGCTATGGAGGTGATGGCATCGATTCGGTCTGCGTAGAGAAGATCGTGTGTCCACTTGGAACCATGACGATGGAGCAGATTTACCGTGACTTTGCACTTGCTCCAGGCGATCTATCTGCTATTCTAAAAGAACAAACGGATGATATTCCAGATAATGTAGAGCAGATCCTACTCGATCGCGAAGTCATGGTAAAGCACGTTCTGCGATACAATAAGACAGAGAAGGTTTCATCTCCGGTCAATTTCAAGCGTCTCACTGAAAAGTATGCAAATAAGTACTCTGTAAAGACTGATTTGACTCCACGATATGTCGTCGATGAGCTTTCTCGCGTATCTGAGACCAAGAATATTCGTCACAACAAGCTATTCCAAATTCTACTACGATTCTTCCTTTCTCCGAAAAAGGTTATTGTGAATTTACGTCTCACTCGTGATCTATTTGACGAAATGCTGAAAGAGGTTTCGTTCAAGTATGTCAAGTCAATGGTGCATGCCGGAGAAATGGTAGGAACGCTCGGTGCCCAATCAATTGGTGAGCCCACGACTCAGCTCACGCTCAACACGTTCCACTCTGCCGGAACTGCAAAGGCAAACGCGACGGCCGGTGTACCGCGTATTATTGAGCTCCTATCGGTATCTCACAATCCCAAGAACCCTTCAAATGTAGTGTACCTAGACAAGACAATTGCTGGATCCCAGGATTCGGCGCTTGCCAAGAAACGCGAAATCCAAAAGACGACTTTGCGCGATATTACCAAGGCAGTACGTATTTACTATGATCCAAATCCTCTTTCCACAAACAGTCTAATTCAGGAAGATCGCGACATTCTCCAGTCGTATGAGAAATTCTCAGTGACGCAGGGACAGTGCGCATCTCCATGGATCATGCGTTTGGAACTTGATCGTCAGGAAATGGCTGCTCGCCAGGTGGTTGATATGACAATCATCCGAACCAAGATTGAGAACAATAAGATACTGAAGGTACTTGAGTGTGTGCACTCGGATACGAATACACCAACCAAGATCGTCATGCGAATTGTGTTTGGCGTCGATTCGGTAAAGAATGCACTATCTCTACGTTTCATTGAGGATAAGCTCTTAGAGACCGTTCTGACTGGAGTCGATGGTATTGGTCGAGTATTCCCACGCGAAGTTATTAATGAACTTTTATGGGACGAGACGATTGGAGGGTACGTTGCGAGCAAGCAGTATGTCCTAGATGTAGAGGGTACAAACCTTCTTGATCTTTCAGTTCTACCGAATATTGACCCATTCCGATCGTTCTCCGATAGTATTCATGAAGTACTTGAGGTCTTTGGAATCGAAACCGTTCGTGCTGCTCTGTACGAGGAGTTTTATAATGTATTCATTGATGCCGATGGTGTCGATTACCATCACATGATGATGCTGGTAGATGCTATGACGTACCCAGGATTCATTCTACAGGTAGATCGCTTCGGAATGAACAAGAATACTGAGAACGGTGTTCTTGCCAAGTCGTCCTTCGAGGAGACGTCCAAGATTCTGTTCAATGCCGCGATTGCTGGTGAGTTCGATAATATGAAAGGCGTCTCTGCGAACATCATGTTCGGACAGAAGCCTCCATGTGGAACTGGATTTGTGGATATTCTCGTCGACGAGACGAAGCTTCCTGAAGGAACGGAAGAGGACCATTCAGTCTTTGAAGCTGAGCGTAATGCCGTCAATCTACTCGTAGAACAAGAACAGGCGAAGGACGATGTCGTGAATATGGCAGATATTCTCATGGAGTAATTACCAAGACCAAGACCCACCGAATCCTGAATGATACACAGCGAATGAATCAGGATACTTCTCTTTCAAACAATTATGTAATAATTTTTCATCTCCAGTAATGCACTGATTCGGCTGACCTTTACGGTACCCTGAATCATTGACCATAAAGGGGTAAATCTTGGTTGTTGGGATCACATGGATTTTATCACGAGGTTTCATTCCACTCCGGAAAAAGTACGGTCCAGTCGTTTGGTTGATTTGAACATTATCAAAATCTATGTCTTCTAACGTGGCAGTATGTAAAAGCCGTTTCAAAACAATACATCCTGGAATACACGCAAAGAATCCGTTGGACATATATTTACCAGCGTCTGACTTGCATTTCAGTTCACATGGATCTTCGTTGGCAACAATCAAATCAAAGTTTGAATGCTTTTTAATATGCGCACACAACTCAGGACTGATTTCAAACAGAGAGTCCATATACACTCCGCCAAATCGGTGAAGAATTTCGTACCGCGCTAGATCGGCAACTTGTGCGAATCGCGACTGACCTATTTCTTCGCCAGTCTCAATGGCTGTTCGCATATAGTACCAAGTTAAAGGGAAGTTTTCTAAAGTCAGTTCTGTATTTGTCCATAACTTGTACTGAAACCCAGACGCTTCAGCGACCTTCTTGACTCCGCCCATCAAGTTGTAACGCACACTTGTTTTCGCGAGTGGAGTTCCGAACCAAATTTGGTGGATGATGGGAGTGATTGATTTGGAGTATTTGAGATACGGTTTCTCGTGGAAGTAATGTTCGCGCTCGAGTTTGCGTAGAGAAGACCCTTTATTCTTGTAAATCTTGTTACAGATATCTTGGGTTGCTTTATAGAACTGTAACTGTTCCTTCTTTTCTGAAAGTTCAGATGCCGATAAAGTATGTCCTCCAGTAAAAAACTTAGCTTGGGGGAAAAGCTCTTTCACCATGCGATGAACTTTACGGTGATGAGCATGTCCATACTCTCCAGTCTCATTATGCGTCAACACTAACGTCCACTCTTTTTTGGTGAGTTCCTGAAGAGCTTTTTCAAAGACGGAACCGTCATATAACTCATCAGCCTCAGAATCTTCTTCGACATATTTGTCTTCGACATTGAACATGACGAAACGAGTCACTGCAGAATAGGACATAGTCCGAAAAAATTCACGAGATCGAACAGGATTGTTTATGTTGGTCGAACAAACCACAAACCATCCTGATTGTAACATTAGGTTGAGTCCACCCCAAAGAACTTCATCGTCAGGGTGGGCGACAATAAGTAATTTGTCGACTTCCATTATCTATTACGAATTTTTAGTTGCAAACTTTTTTATGTTTAGTTGGAGTACGCTAGACCGCCCATTCCGGACATGATGCGGAGGATGTTGTAGTTAACAGCGTAGACGCGAACATCCCAGCTGTCATCGGTGGCACTCTCGGCATTCACAGTTACTCCACCACTTAACGTCATTACAAGCGTAGCCGTATCAATGCGAGAGAAGTTGCACGTACCTGAAGGCTGGTGCTCTTCAGGGCGCAGAGCAAAGGAGTATAGATAAATACCTGGCGAGGCGGACCAGTTAGTGTAATAGCCTACACCTCCTGAGTGGTGCTGGTACATTTGAACCTTGTGGAAGTAGTCGCCATAGCGCTTATCTAGACGATCCTGTCCGTTAATCTGTAGAGTCTGCTCATACACGGCATTCTGATCGTAGGTGAAAGGCTGTAGACGCGTTAGACTGTTCTTGGCAGCAATAGCACAGTTCGTGTACTTCGTAGGCTGAACGACCCATACGAGCTCCTTGACTGGGTGGTTAAACGTTAGATCAATGCGATTTGAGTATGATGAAATACCCTTGTCCTCGTTGTACTGCGTCTGCTCAATGAGGTACTCGTGGGACTGCTGAGCCATACGACGGCGCTCCTCAGTATCGAGGTAGACGTAGTCAACATAGACTGCCGCCTGAAGAGGTTCAGGCGTGGTTGTGGCGGCAGACGTAAAGTTTCCGGCAATGAACTTCTGATCCTGCCACTGGATGTTGATCTTGACCTCGTGGTACTGTAGAGCGATGAGCGGTAGAGCCGCACCAGGATTCTTCGTGTAGAAGAAGGTGAGTGGGATGTATAGAATGGTAGGTAGAGAAGGGCGGCCGGAACCAGAGTTGCATACAGTCTGTCCACTAACTGCCTGAGAACCTGTTCCAGCAATTCCGCCGTTGACCATGTTCCATGTATTGGTTGACTGTGCGTAATTGGTTGTTAGGATATCCCAGAGGAATAGCCACTCGCCGTATAGACGGTCAATCACCTGTCCGCCAATATCTAGTTCAACATACTTGATTAGATTGTAACCTAGACGACCCTGGTCGCAATTGTAAGTTCCTGCATCAAGAGCAACCTCGATATAGGTTGAGTAAATTAGATCAGCATGGCGACCAATCACGGCAGAGTGCTTGACTCCCCAGTTGGCCTGGCCTGTTAGATTCACGCGAAAAGGCTCCATCGCAAAGTTGGTGTGGCGCTTGAACAGACCCTTCCAGAAGGTAATCTGGGGATTCCCAGAAAGATATGCATCTTGGGCACCATAGGCTACTAATTGAAGCAATCCTCCCCCCATTGTATTTATATGTTCCTTACACTCTTTTTTTCTGAAAACGCCTACTTACGGAGGCGGCGCGTACGACGAGTTCCGCGCTTGCGACGTCCGCCAGTAGCAGCCGGCGCTAGATCTGGCGCAGCCGTGGTCTTTACCTCTACTCCCTGAGGGGCGGCATCATCGGCACCGCCCTTGTGCTTCTTGTACGACTTCTTCGCCTCTAGAATCACCTTCTTGAGTCCATCACCCTTCTTGTAGGTGCCGCGGTTCTTCATCGTCTTCATCGTGTGCTTGACATGCGTGAGCCACTTGTTTGCCATTTTATTTTAACGCACAGATTTTTAACTTAGACGGTGACATCGTAGATCGGAGTGGTTTTCTGCATAGGCTGGAAAGAGACTGATGGATCAGGTAGAGTTGGCTTCTTGAATTTTTTAGGACGAAGAGGACGGAGTGGGGCAGGTTTTAAAACTAGGCTGTTCTCTTGGAACTCCCCAATATAGTTCTCCATAGCGGTATCCACGGATCCATAATTCATCATAATCCACTGGCATCCATACGAAAAGAGTATTTGGGGATTGAAGTTGACCAAATCGTCACCAATATCCGGAACAACCATCGTAATATGGTTGCGATTATGGTTAATGAGTTCATCGGCATCATGAGGTTGTGAGGCCTGAGTATATGTCAAGCGTCGTAAATGAGACGTAGCCCACGAGATATTTATCAGCTCTTCCATGAGTGTTCCTTTCACTTCACTGCCTGAAACCAAAACAATCTTGCGTTGGAGATTGCATATTGGCTCGGTCACTAGATTACGACGCTGGTAACCATACTCGGCATCCAGCAAATAAGGTCGGCAGGTGGTTTTGATAATTTCGGAACATGCATTCAGGACAGGCGTCTTGTTTGTATGGAACACTAAACTGAGAATAAATGGATCAGACGATACTGGAGACGTTACAGAATTAAACGCGGTGTTTGCAATCGAAACACAGCATGCCTGGAATGGAACGGTATTATAAGCGTAATCTGTTCCTAGCTTTTGATTCTTTAAGCCAACGACAGGCTTATCGGACTCGTCAGCATACACATCCAGCTCTACCATTCGAGCACCGGATTTCACGACTAAAGGAATAATCTGGTCGGATACATAGTCATAAATCTTAGCACCTGGAAATACCGAGTAGGACGATGCAGCAGCATAAAAGTCACATAAACGGTACGCTGGAGTTTGTGGGCACCCAAGTGGTGCTAGCTTTGTGACCTTCTCATAGGCAGCAAAGTTAGGTTTCGCTGCACTCAACGCTTTCGATTCAGACGGTTCGAATGATAAGTACAACCAATAGCCGATTCCGACAATGAGTAGTGCTATGAAAGGTGCTGACAATGACAACCAGTCCATTGTTATTTAGTCCACGAATTAATAGCCACAAAGAACCCATACACGACTGCTCCAATACATGCGGCAACTGCTATTATAATAATATAACCACGAACACCCATTTATCACTATACACGAAACAGAGCTCCGCGAAATCCACGAACAACTTCGTCCGGAATGCGTTTGTCCATTGGAATACCAAGCAAACAACAATAGTGGAAGTACAAACAATACATTCCGCATTCGGAGTTCTCGTACTGATGACGCGTCTTGTTATACGTTGTGGCCATTGGTTTGGAGTGAATATTTGTCGCATCCCACGCATTTTTCCAACGTTTCATCAAATTTATGATTTCTTTTGATGGTTTTTGAGCATACGAATCAAAGAACGTAATGCGAGGAAATACGAGTTCAGGACGAATGTCGCAGTAAATCGCGATCCAGTGCTGACCTGGGCCACTACTCACATCCGTATTAAATACTATACCAATACGGCGGTATCCTTTCTTATAAAGACCTTCGATGTTCAATGAACACAACGAGTTGACTAAACACGTTCCGGTATCCGAATGTTTATTGAAATCTATAGGAACCGTTCCAACATAGTAATAGTCTGGAAATAGTCTAGCAAACTGTTTCTCAACCGAATCAATGTCTATCGATGAAAGCCATTCTTCTGGGTTCGCCTTCCATGATTTTGGAGCATTCGGTTTTGTGAGCATAGAGTTCAAAATGCACTGAACTGCACCTGTGTGACATTCTTCTTGAAGACGCGCTTGAATGGTTTTCCACACGGTAAGAGATTTTCCCTTAGGAATAGGGGTTTCTTTCGCGTGTTCTTTGTTATAAACTTTACGCAAGTTTTCAACGTCTTTGTCGTCGAAGAACATTATATTGAAAATGGATAAGATTCTTAAAGCTTTAAGAACACCAAGAATGGAAGAAGCAATTCGTGATTTGAAGCGATGTGTCAAGCAGTACCGTGAAGTCGATGATCAACTGCGTGAGCTCAATCATGAAGTATACCAAAAGAGGGAGGCACGTAAGATTGTTGAGATGGAACTTGCGGATCTCATGAAAGTTGACCATTTTCGCGACTTCAAAAAGATGAAGATTGAAGAGGATGGATCGACTATTAATATTCAGCGCCCCAACGAATGGTCAAAGCCATGGTCTCTATCCAAAAAGGATCTGAAAGATGTACTTCAGCGATATTTCGAGTCTACGAATGTTCAAAATGCCGAGACGTGTTTTGAGTTTATCCTCGAATCCCAAAAATCAAAGCTTATTTCGACCGAATATAGCTTCAGTCGCATAGTTCCTGAGGAAGATTAGCTCCTAATAATGTAATGGACGCTGCAACTCCTGCAGTATCAAAATATTCCAAACGAGAACGTACCCCTTCTAGACTAGCACTTGAATCTGTGGCGTCTGCAACTAAACTTCAAACAAGTATTAGAAAAGTTCGTGAACAAATTGAAAAAACAGACAAGAATGAACCGATTGAAGATATTCCACCTCCACCGCTGTTTGATTTTATTCCTGAAGAGGATGAAGAAAAACTATCGGATTGTGCTACAATTGGACTAAAAGAATTGGCGTATGCTGTGTTTGGGAAGGGAGCAGTGGATAAATATCTTGAAGGAACTCCCAAAGCAAAAATGAGTAAGAAACTAAGGCAGATATGGGAATTATCCGGTATTGAGGAACAGTGTAATGCTGTGATTGGAAAATCCGTTGACAATGAAACAAAATGCTGGATATGTGGATTTGAAGTTGATAAAACATTGAACGGATTAAAAGCGAGTTGCGAACATGTTCTTCCTGTAGCCCAGGCACGATTTTTTCTTGATTTGTATAACCCAGAGTATGATAAAGATGGTGAGTTGACTCCGGAAAAACGAGAGCTATTAACACTCGAATATGGATGGTCACACTTTTTCTGTAATTTAATGAAAGGGTCTGGTAGTTATCTTGAGACATCAAGTGACAGTCGTGGACATATTGTTTGGAGACCAAATAAAGAAAACATACTAAAAACTATAGATAATATTTTAAGTTATAATACAGGTAAGAAGGCCGAACAGGGTAGATTTTTTAAAGAGAGCAATGATGTCATTATTCGTCGCATTAAAGGTAGTCGCAACGAATGGAGACAGTCGAGAATTGACGATATCATTCAACGAAAAATTAACCCTATACTCAAATATTTACAGGGTCCTAATATAGACAACGGACGTGCTGGCTTAATTATGTTAGCTGGAGTTGCTTCATGTATGCACGAAGATGTAATTCGTCGCCAGTTCGCTAAATTCTTGGACGTGTATGCGATTGATCTCAAACTAAAAGAAGAGGAAGCCGCACGTGCATTAATTGAACTGAGTAAGGTACCTGAACCTGCATATCCGTTTACGTTACCAACAAGTCCGGAACCGCCATCTAAACGTAAACCCATTACAAAAGGAGGCCGGACACGTCGAAATATTCACACGAAGAAGTAATGGCACTCGCGTTTGTAACGTCCCAGCTTCCTGGACTTATTGAAAAGTATGAACCAGCGATCGAGGAGAATTTGAGCGCCGCACTGTCTCAACTGAAAGACGCCGATCCTGACAATGCCAAACTTTTTCTGGATAACTGGCGTAAACTTGATGTGGTTGTTGAACGCGTTTTAGCATCGAAAACGGCCGGTAAAAAACGAACTCGTCGTCGCAAACACCGTAAACATTAAATGGCAACTCAAACGTTATACAATCCATTCAATCCAAAAAATCGCTTGTTTACCAATACGGATATCCAAGCGATTCTTCTGAAACATGATTCCGATTACCGAGTTCAGAAGAATGAACTGTTCCAACAAGCTATGGTTCATTCGTCCTACGTGAAACGTGCAGAGTACACGAGTCCAACAGGAGAAGCGGCTCAACTTGCCGAATGTCCAAAACACTGTCTGGGACTCTTTGATGAATCCTACGAACGACTCGAACATTTGGGAGATTCGATTCTTGGAGCATGTATATCCACATACCTTATGAAACGATACCCTCAAGAAAATGAAGGATTCATGACCGATTTGAAGAAGGAAATTGTGTGTAACGAAATGCTAGGAGTATTAAGTCAAAGGATTGGTTTGGATAGATTCTACATTATTTCACGACATAACGAAGATGTGTGCGCTGGTCGAGCGAACTTCAAGAAACTAGGAGATATCCTAGAAGCATTTCTTGGAGCACTGTGGACGGATTCGGACGATTTCAAGACAGTATACGATTTCGTTATCTGTTTGGTTGAACGATATATTGATATTCCTCGCATTCTGATGAACAATCGAAATTTCAAGGAACAACTTCAAAAGCTGTATCAAGCCAAGTTTCATCATACGCCAACGTACCTGGCTTTGACATCTTCGCTCAATTCGTATACTATGGCTGCCATTGACGAGAAAGGGAACCATTTAGGTATTGGAACTGCTCCTACGAAAAAGCAAGCAGAACAACTGGCGGCGAAACAGGCAATTGAACGGCTCTCTTAAAACATGGTGCGGTACACGCGTCCACGCGTGAGCCATAGGCCCATAAACGATAATACTGCAGGAACACCTACAAACGTAATATAGCGAGCATATTCCTTATTTTTTACCAACAGACCAACGAGGTAGTACGTCGCACCATCCTCGGCTTGTAAATATACATTGGGACAATCCAGCGCCTGATCTCCTAACGACGTATCTTTGCTCTCTTTCTTCTTGTCGGAACCTCCACGCGCCTCATTTACGACGTCCTGAATCCAAGCCGACTCCATATCAAAAATAATGAAGTACGCAAAAATAATCATCAGTTCGCCCAACGTTTGTGTGAATGATCCCATCTTGACTCCGCCAATAATAAGACCAAAATACTGAAGAATCTCCAATGTTATGAAAATGATAGTGTAGTAGACGACCAACCCCTGAAATGGGTTCAGGGTATTAAACGCTAATATAAGTGGTCTAGATGAAAATATGAATCCCAAAGCAGCAAATGCGAATGGGAACCATATGTATATAGGGTCCATTATGATAGACTGATCTTCTTTTCGCGAGGAACATGGCGGACAAGAAGTTCGCGACCAGCGCCAGCGGCTTCAGGTGCACCTTCAATTGCACGAAGAACGTCGGCTACGCGCTGAGGTTGATCGGCAAATTGTAGAAGGAGTTGAGTCCGAATAGTATCGCGACGAAGAGCAGGCCGAGATGAACGCACAGAGCGACTAAGTCCGCCCTTTCCCTCAATTGCAAAGTTATCCACCTGGTTATCGCGCATATACTTTAGGATCTCTTCAGAACCCTTGTTTTTCTTCTCCTTAAGTTCCTTGATTTGCTTACGGAGTTCGCGCTCCTGATCATCATACGCAATCCAGTTCTTCAAAATCTCCTTTACTTTGTCCGTGTCTTGCGCATGGTCTTCCTCGGCCATTTAGCTTTAGTATGTCTCCTCGTTGAAAATCGCTTGCCCCCTGTGTCTGCAGGTAGTTTATAAATGTGTTCGAGTTTGTTAATTGCTTTCACCATTGGTGGGCCCATGACTGGAATAGCGTTGACAAGATGAACGGCTGCTTGTCCAAAATCGTCCTGAGAGATAGATAGTGCTGCACCAGATAAAGCAGCTGGAATAGTGCCTATCATAACCAGAGCTGCTCCAGGAGCACTCGCTAATTCTCCAATATTATTGGCAGTTGACACACCAGTTTCAATTGCCGCGTGCGTAGTTGCCAATCCCAACTGTCCATATGGAACAATATCTTCAATTGTCTGTTCGGTTGCAACGACTCCGTTCTGTATACCATTCGCAATTCCTGACATAGGTGTTGGATCCCATGACTGAAGATACGAAATAGCATTACGAACAGCTGAATCCGTTACAGGATACTCTTGTAATCCCCCATGCATCTTCATGGCTTTTGAAAGAGCTTTCGCTGTCTTTTCGGTAAAAATAGGTCTCGTATGTTTTTTGTCATAAAACGCCGATGCTTGAATTTCGTCTGGAGTCTTGACGTTCGTTCGTTTCATGTACCGAACAAGATTCAACAGTTTGACTGTACGTTCCGCTAGAAGTGTTTTGGAACTTCGTTTAATGACATTATAGAGTTTGCGTTCTTTTTGAGAGAACGGCAAGTCTTCGTAGACCCACACCATTATTTAATACTTACAAAACAATGGATGAAGAGAATGACAGATCTCTTTCTTGGAACTCTCAATTGGAAAAAGTTATTTCTGACGAAGGAGAGCGAGCATTGTGTTATTCTTGGTTACACGACAGATCAGAAAAACGGTATTCTAAGTTAACTACCTATATTACCCTACCCTCCATTGTTTTGGCTACTTTATCAGGGTCTGCGTCGATTGGAATAGGGCAGTTTATCCAAGATGCTACAATTGGAAATATTATTATTGGAGTAACGACTTTATCTGTAGCAATTCTAACAACTGTTTCAAGCTATTTTTCCTGGGCAAAGAGGTCGGAGGCCCATCGTATCGCTACTATTTCCTACAAAAAAGTACATCGGTTCATTCTTATCGAACTTGCATTACCTCGTTCAGAACGAATGAGTGCCAAAGACATGTTGAAAGTCGTTCGCGACGAGTCTCAGCGAATGGAAGAAACGTCTCCTCAAATTCCTGATCAAGTGATTGGTGTATTTAAGGAAAAATTTGGTAAAACCACGCCGGAAGTGACCAAACCTGAAATTACAAACGGTTTGGATCCAATTTATGTATACCCCTCAAATGTTGATTCTCCTGTCATACGACCTAAATCGAGTCATAATCTAGACGAACTTATCGATCCAATTTATCGCACTCCAAAACCTGAAGTTATTATACCTACATTTCATGCGGTACTCAGAACTTCCAACGACGATCACACTCAAGACAGTTCACAAAAGTCGTCATCGGTTCATCCGCTGAGCGTGTCTGCATCTGATAGTAGTCACATTTAGACTTCTTTTTACATACCGAACACCACAGGAAGATAGAAGCACTATCGTTCTTGGAATACAGCTTCTTTTCAGTTTCAATGATCTTCTCAATAGCCTCCTTCCATCGTGCAGGACACATATCTAGAGCGGTCATTTCTGCGAATACTGCTGGTGTAATTTCGGCATTCTTGAGCTTTGTTGCCCAGTCTTCCTTGTTTTGAACGTATCCATCACTTCGCAGGTTCTCGTATAAAGAAATAGCGCGACTACGGTACATGTTCCAGAAGATACGATTACCCCAGTCAACTTCCATATTCTCTTTTGTGGCCTGGTCACTCACGACATGGAGCATACTTTCTTCAAGCTGTTTCGCCAAATGAGCATCTCCAAGAATTTCAGTAAAATTCTCTACAGCCTTATCACGTAGGGGACAGTCTACGAATGCGTTCTTTGACCTAGAATGGATAGGTTTTGAAATAGGTACAGTCTCCTTGGGAATGTCCTCTTCTTCCTCTTCGTCCTCGTCTTCCTCTTCAATCTCCTCATCATTTTGATCGTCCTCTTCGTCCTCGGCATCTGCAAATGTCCACTCTTGATACAGAGTTTCATACTCTGACGATTTTAGGTTCGTATAACGATGAACGTGTGTATCATACGTATCCTGATCTTCATTCATAGATGCTAGAATTACAATTGGTCCTGAATACGACTCTTCGTCAAATGGAGATGGAAGCATATGCGCATTTTCATCGTCATCGGACGAATACGCAAATATAGATAGCCATCGATCATCTTTTAGCGGATCCTGAATTTTTCCTTGAAATTGAATATCAGTATTCTTATACTTCTTACGAATCCACTCAAGAACATCCGTGGTCTTGGCTGGAATTGTAATATCAGACAGTACACCAGTCGTTGCAATCGACACACCAATCGTCATCTTGACTTTAAAGAGTTTATGGTATGTAAGTTCGTTTTGGAAAATGGATTTTTTAGGTTTATAAGATTAAGTCTTAACCATGTTTTCAAAGTATGTTCCTCCACACAAGCGTAATCAGGCTCAGCTAGTAGCACCTTCAGTTAAGGCTGACCGAAAGCTTACTCTCGGTGGACTGGATGAAAAGGACTTTGAACCCCTAGCTAGGAACGAGATGAAGACTGTATCAAAAGTTGATTGGAAGGCAGTGAATTTTCAGGCAGTACATGTTCAGGCTGCAAATCCACACCTATCGTTGCCAGCCGTCTCAACCTTTCCAGTGCATAGGACGGCAGTGAACGTAGATATGCGCATTTCAGAGAGTGAACATGAGTCAGAGACTGATCATTCTCAGCCAGCGAATGACGATGGTTGGACGCTTGTTGAGAAGAAAGTTCGTGTCAAGCGTGATAAGGTCCAGGAGGCTCTCGATAATGGAGATGCTCCACTTTCGGACGAAGACGAAGAACAAAGTTTCTGGGATGATCAGCCGGAAGAGTACGAGACTTACTGGGATCGTAAGCCTTGAAGTGCATCCTTACGTGCGTTGTCCTTCATTTTCTGTGAAACGCTACCAAAAAAATTAAACATGTGCTGATACAACCAAGAAATCCAACTTTTTACATAACTTGCAAAACTCTGAGCAACTCCATTTAATATGAGAGCTTGATCCATACTATTAAACGCCATAACTGCAAATACAATACCAAGGATAGTCGCAAGAATCATAGCACCATCGGTAAATACGCCAATGTATCCATTCGTAGCGACCTGATTCGACACAAACTCCTGAATGTGATCAATTGCACCCTTTTTCTTTTTTGCTGACTCTGCTCCCAAGGGTGCTTGGGTAACTGGCTTTGGAAGATTCTTCTGACCTGCACGCCGGCATTTCATGTATGTCTTATTATCGTGAGGCATGGGTCCGCCAGGTAACTGTTCTACGTCATTATAAAACACTTCACGATCGCCAAGACCCTGAATTGGTCGTGATCCTGGAGATACATTTTTAACTAACAAAGAAAAGTCATTTGAATCAATATTGATCATTGAACGAAATACGACCCACTGTGTGGGGTCACATCCAGGGGCTACGAGCGATCCATCATACACATAATACGATCCGGCCGGAGGAACCATTTGAAAGAGCCCCCAGTTCTCGCCTAAGTTTACAGGCGTTGATGCTACACTTGGATTTCCATACGGAATAAACGCATTAAAAAAAGACGATGCAGCCGTTTGGTGAGGATTCACGCGAACAAGGGTGCTGACACACAGATTTTTTCCAGTAGGATGCGTGAACATGGCGATCACTTCAGCATCAGCCTGAATGTTCTCGATCGTGTGGTGGCTGGGGTGATTCAGTAACAACGCCTGGCAAGTATATCCTTCTCCATTGAACTTACACGAACCTAGACCAGCAGTGTTCTGTAAGACCATGCCTTCGTTCGAAATTGACACTGTAGCCTGAGGAACATATACGTCATCAAAGGTGAGTTCACACAGAAGGTCACACGGTTTGGATCCTGACTGAGATAAGTTAATAGGACTCTGATTAGCGCCTGAACAGTTCCCTCCCCATGAGGTACTTGAGCTATACAGACTCATTTGTAGTTTGGCATGATTTTGTATCTTGATAATTATCAATGGGAATCCTAACGTCTAATCCTTACGAAAATGCATGGATTATAGTTGGTCTAATTATAGCTGCGGCAGTTTCGCTAGGATCGGTTGGGGCGTTAGGATACACGGCATTCAAGTTCTTATCAGGTTTGGGAATCCCACAAACCGGCACGAAACTGATCTACTATATTCCGGTAGCCCTGCTTTCGTTTGGAGTGATTGCAGATATCATTTCACAAACGTTTAAATTTTCAATTGGAAGTTTGGTAGGAGTTGTGGCTATGATCGCAAATGGTCTGATAGGAATGGGAATTCCAAAAGGAACTGTTGCCAATGTAGTGGAATCCGTCGTTGCAGCTCCAGCAGCAGTGGCCGAGGCAGCTACGCGTGCTGCCACAACCGTGACCGATGCGGCGACTTCGGCATTAGATGAGTACGGAAACCCAGTTGAAAATAACCCCTTTCGTGGCGGCGGCAGTGAGTTGTGTTCTTTTCCTGGACTAGAAAAATTTGATAATAAATGGGCTCCTCAGAATATTCTGGTGACCACCGCGGTGATGTTTTACTACATGATTGGAGAATGGGAATCTGGAAATGCTGATCGCACTATAGCTCCTGGTGTCGCGCTTTTAGTTACAGTTCTTGGTCAAATTGGTACAATGTATTCGTCTGGATGTTTGGTTCCTATTTGGTCTCCTGCCGTCGCGATTGTGGCAGGAGCTGGGTTTGGAATAGGAGGATACCATATTGTAAAAGCTATATCTGGGAGTTCGGCCCCTTTTATTGCGAACCAAACAGGAACTCCAACGACTGGAGGATTTAGTTCAGTAGAAGCACCTCCCACGGATGCAACAAAACCAGCCGACGGTAGCAAATGTGCAGACGCTAGCGGCGATGAGTTTGTGTGTGATTTATACAAAAATGGTGAACTTGTAAGCACGACTTCAAGCTAAGTAGGTAAATTTGAAACTGCCTTAATTGCTCCACGTATCATACGATGATATGCCATCATATCTGTTCCGGTCGCTCGCTGCCCACCAACAACCTTCCCTTTCGTATCCAGGACCTCAACGATAATTGTTGGAACAACCTTCACATTATATACGACAGTAAGTCCCTTCTTATCGTCGTGTGTATTGACCGATTGCCACGAAACCTCCGTAAAATCAAGCTTCAGCTGCTCAATTGCAGGCTTGATATGCTGACATGGCATACACGTGGGAGACCAAAAGTGGAAAGCGCGGACACTCATTCTTCTTTTGTTATAGTAGGTACTTCCACTATTAAATGGTTAGCGGACACGAGCCGATAACTGGAACTTCGATGAAGCTTCTGTTTTGTTAGCTCATACCCCTTCTTCTTTAGGGTCTTGGTGAGAGCTTGCAGCAGAGCAGTCGACACTGCAGACTTATCCAACTTGTCAATATTCTCCAAACACCACTTAGACAGCTGGGCTTCTGATACTGGTGGTCCCATCATCCAAATGGGCAGACCTTCGATTGGAACAGCCGCATTACTGATTACACGCGGCTGCTCGACTGCCGCAAGAGGATTTAAAATCTGAACCGCCATTCGGTCAACCTTATCATTATTGATACTCTTGTAATCGTCTCCTCCAGTGTGTGCCTCTACATGCGAAATAATAAACGACTTAAATTTCGAAAGCTTCGTCGAAATATACTCAATCAAATCGCGATGGCATACTGGCTTGTTCTGCTTCGTCTTCCAGTCGTTTGCCAACCATGCAGGAAGCCAGGTCGTTAAGCAATCCTTAGAGTACATTGAATCAGTAAAGATATGTACATCAACGTCGAATCCAAAGTTCTTCTCGATGATATCGACTGCACGTAGAATAGCGCGAAGTTCACCGCGCTGGTTTGTTTGCGGTTCAGTGTCCGTCAGTAGCCCTGCCTCACTGAACTTCTCATGTTCAGGAAAGAAGACAGCCCATGAACCACGAGCTTTCTTCTGACCGTTGCTTGAACATGCACCGTCGGTAAATACATTGATAACCACCATTACTTGATGAGAGGAGTATGGATGTAAGTAGGAATTCGTTTTGTAATACATCGACTCATAATTGCCGATTGAATATTGGTTGGGTCTTCGACATGAAACCAAACTCGGCACTTGAACGATCGTTGCTCAAGCGAACGTCTCAGCATTTGTTGACAAGAATACGTTAGAAATTCAGCGTGCAAAATAAGAAGAATACGGAATCGAGTCGACTGTCTCGCAGGAACTTGAGAAATCCAGTTATCAAACCATGGGGCAAAGTTGTCGACTGAATTCAGTTCGGCCGCATCAACGTCTGAGAATTCGCACTCGGAAAAATGGGCCTTTTTGTACTCATCCCATATCTTCAGGGTTTCCTTGTCATTCAGGGGTTCAAATAAAAAGTAATGTGGTGGTGGAAACAACATTGTTAGATTTAATGACTTCCGTTTATACTCCCTCCGTCTTGGTTGGTAGAATCTTCTTGATTGGAATATCGACCGATACGATGTAGAGGCTGTTCTCCGTCGCTACAATGTAGCACGTCTCACACTTAAAAACACTCTGAATCGTGGAAGTGTACTCAGAGTCAGACTTCACGAGGTACTTCGTGGTTTCCTGGACACCAATACAACACTTCTTCTCGACGCTATCCTGAAAATAGTCTAGGTAAATTGGCTTATCCTCGGCAATACTCACCTGTGCAGCACGAACGAGCACGCTGGCAGGTGGTACTGACATTTATTTAAACATTTTGTTTGAACTTGTATCTACTGAACGCATTTCATTCCATCTTCAAGCTTGAAGCGAGATCGCATGTTCAAACTTGGAAGTTCAGCGCGTGGAACATCCAGCACTGACTTAATAAAACCGGCCATGAGTGTGCGCAAATCTTTAGCGGTTGCTGGAAGAATCTTGGCAGTCTCGAACAGGAAATCTACATATTGAGTCGTGTTCTCTTCAGACTGTTCGGACTTCTCCTGTTTTGCCATAGCCACAAGATCGGCAGCTACATGTGTCATACACTCACCAACAGTTTGTTCTTCCACAAGTTCGCGAACAAATAACTGTGTCATGAACTTTGCATATCCACGACGCTTATCCTTTAGCTTCATCCATTCCACAACTTTATCTGCATAGCCTATTTCCTCGGATGAGGGGTATGTGAGTGTTTCATTCATATTGTACAGTTTGGGGAACATCTCAGTCTGAATAGTCAGATCGTCTCGAATCTCGGAAATATCATTCGCGAGTTTCTTCGCACAGTCTGCCATGAGCATAGCGTAACTTGACTGGGAAATAGCCATATCAAATAGAAGAGTCGTGACTCGGAGCCGGAAGATATCGTCGCGCTTCTTGATATTTGACACAATCTTCTCAGACAGCTTGTCGAGAGTTCGAGACGAAATCTTATTGAGTGAACTAAATACATCATCATACTCTGGATCATCGCGCTCCTTGACTCGTCGTACGCTTTCCACGAGAGCATTTTGGCGCCAATTGTCTGGGGCCTTTTTTTGGTAGGCACGAGGAGGTGCACGGTAAGCCTTGAATGGAACAGGTGTGATTCTTAAACTTGCAATGTTATCTTGAACAATCTTTGGTAGGGGCAACTTGGGACCGAAACGAGCCCCATACACTTGATCGGTTGTGAGGCTCATTGTCATTGTTACTCATATTTCCTTTGTATGAAAAACGAATCCATTTTAAGTATATTTGATTATTAAGAGAAATGGGGTCAGATATAGCTACCACAAAGTTCCAATATACTTGGATTTTGTGGTATCATGACCCAAACAACAAGGACTATACCATGAATGGTTATCTAAAATTCGTAGATATTTCTACACCTCAGCAGTTATGGACTGTCGTTGATTCAATTTCAAAGGAAGCCTGGGAATCAGGAATGTTCTTCTTCATGCGCCGAGGGTTCAAGCCAGTATGGGATGTCCCTGAAAATGAAGCAGGTGGTGCATGGTCAAAGAAGATCGATGCAGAGTCGGCGTATAATACATTCATAGACATGATGGTTCATTGTGCTACAAATGAACTTATGATTCATCGGAAAGAAACCTTAGTTGGAGTCACGATCTCGCCCAAGGGTCCTTTCTCGATTATAAAGATTTGGAATAGCACAACCACGGTGTCTGATAATTCATACTTGAACCCTGAAATGAAATTCTTTAAGGTAGCCGATGATGTTACGTATACTCCACATAAAGCTCGTCCCAAGTAATAACAATGCACATCGTCATTGATGCCCCAGTCGTAGAAAAATTAGAAAACTATACAAGACAACTTATCAGTTTTTTGTATGGTTGGATTTCTACCGACGGTGAAGTGTTAGGATATATTCTGGGTGTTGTTCACTTCGTTGTGAGTATGACGATTATTGCGATGGTTTTGGTATCACATACAGTATACCCTGCGTTCTGGTTTCAAGTCGGTGTGTTTGTATGTTTGCTCATCATCTGGTTACAACACATTGTCCTGAAAGTGTGTATTTCCATCGTAGCAGAACAAACACTCACACGCAGCGAACCTCCGTTCTTTCAAATTATTCGTAGTATTCTGGGAATAAGTCCATCTGAATTCAGTACATATTTTGTGATTGCCGAGACCATGGCAGTCGGATGTTTTGGATTAGAAATCATATCGAATATATCGGTTTATATTCATGACTTTTATGGAATGAATTTATAATGCGAAATCTGTTTACCGATAAATGGAATTCCGTATGGCATTTCATTTTTGGGTTTTTAGGATCATATTATAGACCAGTCCTGGATGTATTTATAACATACCAAATGGTTGATCCTTTAGAACACAATATGTTAATTGATATTTTTGAAGGAATGATTGGGTTTATTGTAGGATTGTACCTTAAGATGAGCATGGCATTAGACACAGCTTGATTTCGCCGAGATTCGCTACAACATACCGAATGAGCATGAACCAATCATTCTTCATCTGAATCTCCAAGTTGTTGCATAAGTTTGTGCACTTCGTGAACAGAACTAGATGAGGGAGGGAAAAGTTGCCAGTCACAATCTCATTATTATCCTTCTTACGAATACTGAACTCGTTCTCTGAATCTCCCATAATTGTCGTACGAGACGCAAAATGACCCTTGCATCCAAACGTGAGTGACGATGACACGTTCTTGATCTCTACCGTCTTAGCTCCGAGTAGAGACATATCGCGACAAATCTTCTGGAAATCTAGAGATGGCATAGTAAACACAGTAGAAAAATCGGTCTCAGGAAGCTGGATATCTGGCTCGTCGCGATCAAGTAGATTGAGCTTGTAGCGTGTGACTTGTTTCTTCTCGCCATCTTCAAGTAGAATACCGAGTGTATTTGGATCGGACTGATCTACGTAAAATGTAACGGTATCGTCATTTGTAGCCGTACGTAGAATGCGATGGAGATGATCGGTATTAATGCCAATCACAAACTTGGCAGCTGGATGATTGTAAGAGAACTTTTCGAACTTCTCAGACTGGAGACGTAAATGAACTAGAACCGTACGAGTATTGTCCATGGCAACCATACGAATGCCATCCTTATCAAAAATGAGTGACATCTCTACGAGAATACACTTCAGAGCCTCGGTGAGGGTGCGAACAGCGCCAGTTTGGACAGTCTTCGCTTCCACAATAAAGTCCGCCATTTTCTTGTTTAAGTTTTGTTTGTTTAAAATCCTTTTGGCCCATCCAGGATTCGAACCTAGGTTACGAGATTCAGAGTCTCGTGTACTAACCAACTATACGAATGGGCCAATTATAGTTCTTGGCATGGCTGTAAACTCTTTTGCCTTGTCATGACAATATCCCTTCGTTCCAGAACGAATGCATACCAACCATTCTTTGCAATATTCTCAATCTGACGCATCACAAATCCAAATAATGGAATATCAAAGTCTGTCAAACTCTCCAGGAACTTTTGAATGTCCGGATCTGTGTGCGCCGGTTGGACAAATCCACCGTCTCCAGGTACATCTCGTCTTGCCAAAATATTCCAAGCGTTCAGAGACGTAATCATAGCATACATTTGAGTTAATGATTCCACAGTCATGTGGTTGAACCCTAAATCGAAGAAATTACCTTCAGGTTGCATTTATTAATCATCGTCCTTAGATTCCTCCTTTCCATTTCCACACATCGCACCTCCACGAACACTGCGCTTTACACTGACAATACGACCATACTTATTCTGTTTCAGATCTTTGCGAGTAAGTCCACCAGTCGTCTTCTCAGCGGTGCCGTTCCAGACTTTGCGGCGGCTACCGACCTTCTGTGTCTTGTGATTGGGCATTTACTTAATATCCCACTTAATCTTTTTTAGTTTCACGGTTGTCCAGTGATTTCCATTCATCTTTATTTGTCGCTGAACTTCAGGCGGATACGATGAAATAAACAGCCTAGAAAAATCGTACGGTGTGTCAATCATCTCAAGATACGTCTGTTCGAGAAACGCAGGTGTGATTTCTTTATAGTTTCGAGTATAGAGAATAGGACATCCTTTATAAAGACGAACTATATCGACATTATATTCTACAATCGGAATACAACCTGCAATGAGAGCTTCGTAATGTCTATGACAATCTATACCATTACCTTCAGGGCTGACAACAAATTTATAATTAGACAACCCTGAATAATATTCATGATACGTTTTCATTTTATTTGGAATTCCGTTTGATCGTAACGTTCGGACAATCGTCTTTCGATTGAAGAACAATGGTCGTCTGTTGAAATCAGTGTGGTCATGAAATCCACACCAAACAAGATTTTCATGATCTCCTATGTGTGATGCACTCTCTTCGTAGTCTAAATAACGATAATACATTCCAATAGGGAATGGCTGGAGCGAATCAGAACCACTCGTGTCTGAAGCATTGATAATTAGATCGTCTCTGTCTTTACATAGTTGTTGCCACTCACGCAAAGTATGCATTATTTATTTAAGAGAACCAAATAATGGAAAATAAACTGGAAGCAGTTCTCTTACCAGTTACTAGTCATGAAATAGATAGTGGTCGCTTTGAAGGGTTTATAAATCAGTTTACTGACATGAAGTACACAGGTATTGATCTTGTAATCTGTATTAATAATGACAACCATACTACATCCCTACTTAAATTTATGAATATATTGAGTTCCGTATTTGAATCCATTCATATTGTGTACGCAGATATCCCAATAGACGATGATATTTATACATTAGATAGAACACTGTACGAAACCGTACCAAAATATGGTTTAATATCTGGGCCTAACATACTCTTTTTATTCAGTATTAGAAACTGTGTTCAGTATAACACAGTTCTTCTACTCGAAACAGATTGTTTACTTAAGAAAAATTGGAAGGAAGTATGCTCAAACTATTTGAAGTACTGTGGAGATTTCCTGATTTCAGGCGCTGGATATAATGGCGATACATACTTAGATGCGTCGTCAACCGATTTTAATCATACGAATGGGGTCGCATTTTACAGAACATCTCATCCTGACTTCGCTAAATTATTGAATGCCGTTGAAGAATACATTATAGACACGGTTCCAGATGATCCTGTTTTAGCATATGATATTGCAATATCTAGAGCATTGTACAGTAAGATGAGTGATACATCCATATATAAGGAATGGAAGGATATCTTTCGCAAGGTCATAAAAAATACATTAATATTAAATTGTTCTCTAACAAGCGACAAAACAATTACGGTAAATGAATGCGATCGAAACTTTCCTTCACACGTGATTCTTCATAAGAAATTTTAGTAGTAACAGTCGTTATTGAGCTCTGAACTTTCCAATACAAGTGACGAATCTATATATATCTTTGGAACATCTTTCGATAGTTCCAGGTTGAAACTTAGGTGGCCATCAGACCGGTATTTGATAGACTCATGAAGTATGCTAGTTTTGTATATCGCCAATCCGCCAAATGCTGACCGTACCGGTATTAAACCAGCATCATCTGGAATATGCTGTTGATATTTTTTCATAACCTGTTTCTTCTCTATGTCTGACAACGACGTTAAATCCTTATTAAAAATACTTCCATTCAACGATTCAATATCATAATACTTGTATGACTGGTTTGCAAACACAGCATTCCACTTATGTATGTTTTCATTGGAAAGACAGTTAAAGTACAAAGGTTTTAGATCATTGTGCAGTGATCTATCTGCATCCACAACGATCATAATATCAAAACAACTTTTGTTTGCGATAACAAAGTTTAAGTATACATTACGACACTTCGTGATTGTATCGTCTTTATCCTCGAGTACAAGGACAAGTGTATTGTTGTTTGATAGTGTTTCTATTACGTCGTCGGATGAAAACGTAAGAACGTACACTATAAACACTTCAGAGATTATACTATTGAACTGTTCCAATTTTTGTGTTATCGTATGTATATTGTTCGTTGAACTAATCACTGTACAGATACATGCACGTTTTTTGTAGGTTGCTCGTTTAGAGATGTGTGGTACATAAGAAATGTGTTTTGTTATAATATCGCGTTGATTAAATGTGATTTTAAATTTATCCATTATTCAATGGATACATATAATTGCCTTGATTATTACACACAATTCGTACATACATGGAAGGATTACAGACGGCCATCTACACTCATAACAAAAGGATTTTTGGATATAGACAATATTCAAGATATAAAATGTGTTATATATCAGCTGTTACCATCAACGGTAAGCGACGAGTTTATGAACGCACTCACGAGTAACTTAGAAAATTCTCAAATATCAAGAGTGTGTATACTTACGTCAAAGCGTACGAATTTAGCAGATACTATCCAGAATGATAAACTGAATATAATACATTTGTTATCGGTGAATGAAATACAGTATTCGCATATATTTCGATATATGGACCCAAATGAGATAAATATATTTTTACACGACTATATTGTGATTGAACCAAATGAAACTCATGTATTGAAAAGCATTAAGAAAAACCAGCTTGGTCTGTTATCCGGAAAGACAAACATTATTTCAGACTTTAATGGGTTTGTAGTGAACGGAGCGCCAGATTTCAAAGCAAACTACTACATTCACATGTATGGTTCGCTGAATCTTGTTATTCGTAAGTTTTATATGAATTCATATAAGATAGTGAATGTATCGACACTTATATCATTCACTCTCTTAGGCGACAATATTGATTCGGCACTTCATAGTCATTATGTGAATCTTCCCATCTTTTTAGTCATTTTTAGTATTCCTCAGCACAACCCTATTGAGTTTGATGTTGACATAGATAAGCTTTTAGATAACCTAGTGTCAGACACTACGCATTCACATCACTCAATTGATCCTGAATTAATGTACAAACATCTGGATGATTTCATACCTATTTTGAATCAATTGGAATTGGCAGAGATAGAAAATAGGATTAAAAGTTCGATATATTTTAAATGTAAATATGATTTGAATCAGAACAAGAAATGTATAGAAAAGGCTAAAAAGGATATGGAAGATGAACTGAAAGAAAAAATGACAGACTTTCAAACACGGCGTCAAACAATAATAGATGATTCGATAGAATCGTATAGGCTCAATATTCTGAATCAAATTGATAGCTATAAGACTATGAACATGCAAATTATCAATGATGAACTTCAAGTATATAAATCAACGAAACAAATGGAACTTGATCTACAATATAGTGCAGATCGCACTACAAAATTAAAAGAATTAAATATTGAAATAGAGACTAAACGTAACCAAGAAGAATTAGCGTTTCAACTACATGTGAAAGATTTGTATGAAAATAAGTACACGGACGACGTTGAAAAGCTCTTTCATGAAAACTTAAAAAAGAAGAACGACCAAATTGACGAGATTGCTAAAAGTATTCTTGAACGAAAAATAAAAGAAATCGATGGTATGTGCTTGAAAAAACTAGAAGAAAAGGAAGTAGAATACCAGGCATTTGTAAGAACGGAAGAGATACGTATAAAACAAAAAATAGGTCAGATTGAAATACAGGAGAGAGCAAAACTGAATGAATATATTGAAAACGTGAAAGACATCGAGTCTAAAAAACTCATTGCGTTAGTAGAGGATCACTTGAGAGAATACAAAGATCTTGAAAAGGAGAGAATCAATGAACAGATGTTCGCACTGCGCAAAACAAAAGAAGATAATCTTGAAAAGGAGTTTGAAAATAAGCGTGAAATAATGATGACTGAGTTAAATAAGGTTGTTGCATACTATAAGACCAAAAAGACACGGCGATCAAAGTGGTGGCTATGAGAATTTTTTAATTAATTCAGAGAGTTCATTATACCGTTCTGGTGTCATGGTATTTTTATATTCAATTTGAAGCTTCTTGATAATTAAATGAATGAATGAATGATGTGGTTTACTGTTTTTCAAGAAGACGTATAATTCATTTAAGACCTTTTCCGGACGACTCATAAAATCATTGTACTCAATGACGATTGAGTTTTCAACAGGTGTATTGACCCATTTATTCACCCACTTTAAATATACGTTGTAGATAGAAAATATCCAACCTTTATTCGTTGCATATGGTATCATGTTATCTTTACACTTGCTGTGATCGTCTAATGTCGTAAAATCTTTCTTATCGCTACGAAACCAGTAACGGAAATATGCATCTAACTGTTCTACATGATCTTTGCGATAAAGAATAATTGTTTTATTATATTCACTGCTATTGGCAGCTAACGTCATATCGTGTTCTTTATGGAACGTTTGAATCGCATACGGTACAATGGTACGTTCGTTATTGCAGTTGCAAAATGATATTCCAAGGTAAAGATCCAATATATTGTGCAACAAATTGTATCCGCTTCGTGGGAAACACGCTATAAGTATCTTTTCCGGAGTAGTATGGAAGTCAGGAAACGCCTTAAATTTACTCGGAATTATTTTATTGAATATACTATTCAAATTTGTAATCGTTTCAGGTTTCAGTTCGGTCAAATACTGTTTAGCATGACCGTTGCGTTTATGTGCAGATGCAACACCTTTTCGAACATCGTCGTTTTTCAGAGGAACAAAATCGAACTCTGTCTTGAAGGAATTGTATAGAGAATCTTCATGATCCGACATTCCAAACCATGCAGCCACTTGTTTGTTCCAAGACTTGAAATTGTACTTCATTTCCTCATACGAAGAAAGGTGCACATTTGGATGATTACCGTACATAGATAACCAATCAAATAGTTTTCTATACGATTCTTGAACAACTGTATCTGTCAAACAGAATTTATCAATACCTTTATTTTGAATTGATTTCTTGTATGCAACCCAAACTGGATCCATCTTATCATCTCGCCAAGTCCTGGAGTATCCAAACGCATAGAAGCGAGAAATCAGCACATCCAAAGGGTTTCGAATATGAATAATGTAAGTTATTTTTGCGTCATACTCCAAGGTTGTGTCCGGTATAATACGAACAGGGCAATGAATACTCTTTTCGTACTTTACAGCCTCGTACTGCTCCGCGTTGGGTGGCGATTTGTTGTCAGAATATACTTGAAATGTAGGATCAAGTTTTGATATCTGTACGGCGTAATCGTACAAAAATACGGATGCACATTTATGAAATGTAAAAACTTCGTACATTAGTTTTTAGCAGTATAAGGTTTGATGATTATGAACGAGGGGGAAATCTTTCATTCCAGTATAGCATATCCTTTAATTTCGCGTCCGAACCTTTACTTGACGTAAAATGAAAAATCTTATTGTGATACTTTGTCTGCAACCATGACAGAGTGGGACGCGGAAGATTACCGACGTCTATTCCAATCATATAATTTGACTCATTCATTACGTTCGTGTCGGTTAAATTGAGTTTATTGAAGTACACGTTCATGAACGATTGCTCGTAATAATACTGTCCAGTGTGGTTGTTTACCATCTCCAAAATGTTTGAAAAGTGCTGTTTCATTGCAAGTGTCGTGATAAATCCAAATAATCCGCAATTAAAGGGATAAATCTTATTGTCGTAAAAAAATTTGATATCATCTTCAGTATATGATTGAAATGAATGCCATTGTCCCTTGTGCAGTATCATAGATTTATGTTCTGCGCCAGCATACAACTTATTCTCGTGTATGCTGTTAAACATCGCTTCGAGATTTATATTCACTAATACATCTGAATCAATAAACAGTACCTTGAAATATTTAGAGATATCGTAATTAAAAATCAAGAGCTTTTTCATGGACGAGTCCATTGCATCCAGTGAATCTGGACACGGAACAATATTGATCCCTTTAAAATTTTTAAGTTTTTCGGTGCATTTGTCGATCATTGAGGTATCACAAATCACCATAACATCTTGACGATTTTGATTACGTAATGACTGAATTGATAAATAGAGTAAATCTAAATATTGGGAATTGAATCCAACGGTGTAATACACGAGTTCCATTAATTACAACACACACTTGAAGTTCAGTATTGAAACTCAATTGTGGATGTTTGACATCCTTATGTTACGATTACGCTGTATCTTACGTTCACGTTTAGTTGGAGTACGCGAGGCCACCCATGCCGGACATGACGCGGAGGACGTTGTAGTTGAGCGCGTAGACGCGGACCTGCGCGGTGCGGCTGCCAGTGACCGTGTTGAGTGAGACCGTGAGCTGTAGCGTGGCCTTGTCAATGCGAGAGAAGTTGCAGCTGCCAGATGGCTGGTGCTCCTCTGGGCGGAGGGCGAAGGAGTAGACGTTAATGCCGGTGGACGGTGAGCGGCTGTGGTGCTGGTAAGGCTGGACCTTGTCGAAGTATGAGCCCTCGCGCTCCGTGAAGCGGTCCTGGCCGTTGAGCTGTAGCTTGGCGACCTCAACAGGGTTCTTGCCCTCGCAGCGGACACCTGAGTCGAGGATGACCTTCGCGAGTAGGTAGTTGACACCAGACTCGAACTCGCCGACGCCGTATGAGTCGAGCGTCTCGGCACCATAGAGTGACGCGGCCTCCGTCGCGCCCTGGCCGAGGGCCATCGTGGCTAGAGAAGGCGCCGTGCCGGCCGTCTGGCGACCACCGGACTGGCCTAGGAGTGAGACAATCATGCCGTCCGTTGAGAAGTCATCGGAGTAGTTGAAGGGCTGCGCACCACCAACTGACGCGAGCCAAGTGGAGGTTGAGCAGTCAACGAATGAGTCACGCTGGACGACCCACTGGAGCTCCTTGACTGGGTGGTTAAAGTTGAGCTGGATCTTGTTGGATGAGCTCGTGATGGACTCCGCACCAGTGTACTGTACCTGCTCAATGAGGTACTCGTGGGACTGCTGGGCAAAGCGGCGGCGCTCCTCCGTATCGAGGTAGACGTAGTCGACGTATAGAGAGGCAGCAGCGAGTGACTGGGCAGCGAGAGAGGCAGGGGTACCTAGCGTGGCCTCAGAGTACTGGCAGTTCTGCCACGTCTCGAAGTCTACGTTGATGCGAACCTCGTGGTACTGGAGGGCGATTAGGGGAATCGCTACACCAGGGTTGCGGCAGAACCAGAACTGTAGAGGGATGTAGAGCGTCTTGGCTGGCGTGCCGGCACGAGGGATGCAGCTGATCGTCGTCTCGGAGGCAGCGCACGTCGTGTCGAGGGCAATGCCGTTGGCGCGCTTCATTAGGACTAGGTCGTGCGTGTTGCCGATCATGGAGTCGAGTACCTTGACGTTACCGGCCTCCGTCGCGAGCTGGGTCCAGATCTGCATCCAGTCACCATACTGGCGGTCAATGCGCTGGCCGCCGATCTCGAGCTCGACCTGCTTGATGAGGCGGTGGCCGATGTAGTTGAGCCAGCGGAAACCGTTGGTGCTTAGGCCGCCGCTAATTAGGTCAACGGCTGGTAGTACAACCTGTACGTACGTCTTGTACATGAGGTCGGCGTTGCGGTTGATGACCGCCGTTACGCGCTTGTTGAAGTCCGCCTGGCCGTTGAAGGTAACCTCAATGGACTCCACGGCGAAGTTCGTGTGGCGCTTGTATAGAATCTTCCAGAAGGTAATCTGGGGGTTGCCGGAAATATAGATATCCTGGGCTCCGTATGATACCAATTGCATCAACCCGCCTCCCATTTCGTGTTTATGCTCTACTGCAGGAAAAAAAATTTGCAAGGATAAATGGACGCTCTACTTTGGCCGACCGCGAACCCCATCCTCAACACATTCTTGCGGTCAATTGTTCTCATTTTAGGGATGGTTTTTGGATTCAAAACCACAATCTACACGGCATACTGGGGAGCAGTCATTCATGATGCCATTTCATTATGGCTCATTCGAAACATCGTTTGAGTCTCGAATGTGCCTCCTGCGTGAATCGAACACGCGACCTTCTGTTCACTCGTCAGTAACTACAAGACAGACGCAATACCACTATGCTAAAGAGGCTTGTTTTTTATACGTTAGTTGCCTGTAGATCCAAATCCACCGCCACCACGATTATCAGGAGGAGATGGTAAATCGTTTGGAGAATCAACCAAAATAATCTGATCGTACGGCAGCCAATTATGCTGAACGATCTGGAATAGACGACGACCCTGTGGGATTGTATACGATTGAAGAGATGCATCTAGACAATCTACGCGAGCAATAAGTTCACCGCGGTATCCAGCATCGGCCAAACCTACCTGATTCGACATACGCAGTGGCGTAAGAGACGTCGATGATCGAGCAAGCAGAAGGTACGGTGCTGGCTTACCCTGCTTATCGAGTGCAGCAGCGATTACACCAGTCTTGATTTCAACGCCAAGATGTGGCGGTAGATTGTCATTACGATGACTCAGATCAAGATAAGTAGTCTGAGAAATCAGGTCAACGCCGGAATCGGTTGAGCGTCGATTACGGACATGCTCACGCTGATGCTCGCGGTGATTAGGATCCACAACATAGATATACAAACTCATTTGGATATACTACAACTGCCGTATGAAAGTCGTTATTGGGGTAAACGATACAATCACTAAGACCATAGCCACAAGTTGTGACAAGATATTATACAACATTTCTTGAAACGGAACTCGACCAATCGCATAGCCTGCAAATGCGGATAAAGGGTTGAAGTATCCGGATGTTATGGTATGCGCAACGGTTAGAACAGAAAAATAGGTCAATCCCATGACAGTCGGATTCGCTTCGGTTAAAAGCTTGGCATACAGAATCGTTACAGTGCCTAAAAGTTCAATGAAGTATTTGTACATATCAATTAGTAATATCATCGAAAATCATTCTTTTCGTACAACTTATAGTATTTATCGACGATCTTTTCAACACCGACTGCACCGATTACAACTGGTTGAGAATCGTCAATATTAAAATCCACAGCATTCTGAACACACTTATAAATAATATGACGAGAGGACGCTAATGGATCTATGTTATAATTTATAGTTGATTTGATGTTCAAAATAAGTACAATTTGTTTTGCTACATGTTGTAGCACAAATTTGGATGGATGAAGCCACGAATACATTAGAAGTTTATGTTTGTAATTTTTTCGAATATATTCGGATGTAGAAATGAAACTGTAGACGTTTGGATATTTCACGAGAGCAGCTCTAAAACGTTCTTCTAGTCTCAATATTGCCTTATTGGCTATCCCTTCGAGTTCTTCTTTTGTTTTTAAGTTATAGTTATTCACATACTTTTCAATATAAAAATCTTTCGGCAAGTGTTTGTTGTAACAATCCATAAGTCCTTTGTAGTGTTCGTTCACGGTTGAATCGGCTATTTTTACAATATCAAAATAATACATGTCAAAAAATATACTGTCAAACATCAAAACTTTTGTGTCTTGCCGCTTTCTAGCCAATAAAAAATTTGCAGATAGATATGATTTGCCTCTAAAATTATCTACAATCGGTTGTGTAATGATTATATCTGCCTGTTTTATAATTTTATCTATTTGATCCATAGAAAGTTCGGTCGAATAAACGAGTATTTGCGTTTGTTGAAAACTAGAATCTAAATTCAGTATTTGTTTCACACAGTCCGTTTGACAATTGCCAAAGAACAGGATGTTCATTGTAAGTATAGTTCAGTTTAGTTCTACTCAAATACCATGCGTGGAACGATATGCATCGCCTCAAGTTCCTGAGACCACAGCTTAACGGCATACGGAATTGTCTTCATCTCGAAATTCGTACTTACTCCACAGCTTCCACAGTGGTATACATTGTCTACCGGATTTACGACTGCCAGTGTTCCACACGTCTTACAGAATCCGGTCGTGAATGGATCGGACACATCCATGAGTCGTTCCTTGGTGAAGATTGCTGCACCGTGTGAGAGCATACAATCGCGCTCCATCTCTCCGACACGCAAACCACCATCGCGCGACCGTCCTTCGCAAGGCTGACGAGTGAGACTTACAATTGGACCGCGTGCACGCGAATGCTTCTTATCAATCACCATGTGCTTCAAACGCTGGTAGAACGCAGGTCCCATAAAGATTTCGGCTTCCATCATTTCACCAGTCTGACCATTGTACAGAATCTCATTTCCGTAAGGATGCATGCCAAGATCAAGTAGATGTTCCTTCAACGTTCCAACTTTTAGATGTGAATAAGGCGTGCCATCTCCAAGCGTTCCGCGCTCAGTACAAACCTTACCGTACATCGTTTCCATCAGCTGAGCAATCGTCATTCGTGACGGAACTGCATGTGGATTCATAATAATATCCGGCCGAAGTCCAGACGCCGTGAAAGGCATGTCTTCCTCATTGAGAATGATACCGCACGTACCCTTCTGTCCGTGGCGAGAACTGACTTTATCTCCAATCTCAGGAACGCGCTCAGACACCACACGAACCTTTACAAAAGGGTAACCATCTGAATTCTTATCGTTCCAAACTCCATCGACTCGACATGTTTCCGAACTACGGTGTACAGTCGATGAGTCGCGGAAGGCGTATCCGTTTGGATCTGACTTCAAGGTTGTCACCTTACCGATAATAACATCATTTTCTTTGATGTATGAATTCATGGCAGGAACACCGTTATCTTGGATTGCGTGGTATGCTGAAATCTTGAATCCGCGTGTGTTTTCGCGACGAGGTTTGGCAAACTTCTCCTCTTTGCCGGACGACACGTTACGATGCTCCTCATCCTTATAAATAGTGTAATACAGAGTCCGAAACAAACCACGATTCACGGATGCGCGATTCAGAATGACCGAATCCTCCTGGTTGTATCCACCGTAAATTCCAATAGCGACCATGACATTATCACCGGAAGGCATCTCGTGCGTGTTCAGAATATTCATCATACGAGTCTCAACAAATGGACGCATAGGTGAGCATAGGATATAACCGTTCTTATCGAGTCGCTTAGCATAGTTACGAGCAAAGATACCCATCGCCTGCTTACCCATAGCTGATTGATAGGTGTTACGAGGAGACTGGTTGTGGTCGCTGAATGGAATAGATGAGGCCATGTGACCAAGAATCAGGGTCGGATGAATCTCGCAGTGGGTGTGATTCGTAATTTCGTTGGGAAACATGGCAACCTTAATCATCTCAGTCTCCGCCGGATCAATGTACTCAATACACGTTTTGACCCAATCGTTCCATTCTAGAGGATTTGTGGGTGGAGGAAGAATCTTACCGTTCTCGACTCGGAACAGCGGACGAACAAACCGACCACCGTCAGACTCCACGTTAATGATATCCTGCTGAATCTTCCATGAAATTCCGGTGTGAGGGTGTAATCGGAATGCGAGCTTGGCCTTTTTTAGGTAATCGTACACAGCCTTTGGATTTAGAGTATACCCTAGAATAACACCATTTACCACAACTGCGGTTCCTTTGTGATTACGCATATCAGTAATCCATGTCATCTCGTGTGGTAGATCGTTGAGAACAGACAAGATGACAAGTGAAGATATATGCTGAGTGACGGACGTCAGCATAGACATACCTTTGACAATACCGACTGAATGACCCTCAGGCGTCTCGACTGGACACACATACCCCCAAGAAGTGCCATGAAGCTTACGAGGAGCTAAAAGCTTACCTGACTTCTCAACTGGAGTCTGGATACGGCGCAGATGACTCAACGTCGCAGAATAAGAAAGACGGTTCAAAACTTGAGAAACGCCGACCTTTGTGGCGGTTGAAACTGTAGATGTCGTACCGAGACCCTGTACCGTGAAGTTACCGGTAGCTAAGGCCTGCTTCAACTTTCCCTCGATGGTCGACACCTTCAGGATCTTGTACAAATTATTGATGTTTAGGACTTCGAGTGGACGAGGAGTTTCGCGCTTCTTCCAGGTATCGTTATTGACTTCGTGCACAAACTTCGACCGAATATCCTTGCATACTTTCTGGAATAGCTGGCGAAAGAGATGGGTGAGCAGAGCACCGGTTGTGACGACACGCTTATTTGGGTAAGCATCACGATCATCAATCTTCATAATGCCCTGTTCGGTCAGAATGAGCTTCCTGATAATCCAAGCCGTTAGAATCATCTTACGTGCCTCGAGAGTCTTTATAGGTGCCTTCTCGCCACCGAATCGTACATGTGGAAGGTACTCGGTTTCCAACAGTGATCGAACGTAGCCCTTCTTATCTTCAGACGTAGTACCGTACTGAAGATGATGTGTGAGATACTCAATTGCATCGTCACGAGTATAAATCTTGATGTCAGAACACTCCTTGAACGATGCAGCCAGCATATCAAGATGAGTCTCGTCTGGAGCATCACCCCAAATGAGTTCAGCAATTTCCTGATCAGACTCTAGTCCAAATGCGCGAAACAGAACCATGAGAGGAATGTCTTCGCGGAAACGAGGAACGCATGCAGTGAGCGGATACCCAAACCCATTGAATTTAGAACTAATTCGAATCTCAAGCTTCTTCGGCGGAGTCGTAAATGATTCGTGCAACGATTTCATCTCAGCCGAGAATCCAAATTTTGATGACGTCTTTTTATTGTAGAAGATCATGATCTGATTATCGGCCACCTTCTCTTGGCTTAGAATAGTACGCTCGGAGCCATGAATGAGGAAGTAGCCAAATGGATCATATGTGCACTCACCAATCTCCTCCTTTGAGAGTGGATAGTCTTTCATGATACAGAGTGATGAACCAAGCATAACCGGAATCTTACCAAGCGATACTCCCTCGAATATCTTCACCTCCTCCTCGAACGTTCCGTACGTTGGAGCCTTGTACGAGCGAGCAGTAAACCGAATGTCGCAAAACATTTGAGCAGAGTACGTAAAGTTACGAGTGCGTGCATCTTGAGGAAACATAGGCTTGATACGTCCAGTCGCTTCCTGAATACGAGGCTTGATATACGTAATATTCTCGAACGAAAGACGAAACTCGTACTTATACTTCTTTGTTGACTCATCCTGTTCATGCCAAACCACAATTGGAGCAGTCGAACATACAATGAGTGGGAGCTTATTCCGAATAAAGTCCTCAAAGGACTCAATTTGGTGCTCTACCAGTTTGTGAACGCCATCGTTCTTGAAATAAGTCGAAATTGCATCCCACTCCATGGTACTTGTTTGAATTGCGTTCTCCGTAAATCTATTTATTCGTTTTGTAATAAGAGATGGACGTAACTATCACAAAAGTTGATAGTGATACGAAGAAAGTTCCGCCACCATTGGCAACTGGCGGCAAAAAGGTTAAGACTATGAAAACATTCCCACGCGGAGTCTTAAAGAAAACTCAGAAACTCGTGCTAAAAGCAGTGTCTAATCCAGCGAAAGCTCCACCAATAAAACGGAAGCACACTATACGCCTTATCACCGGCAAGGGAGAAAGTCATCAGCGAAAGACAATCAAACATACGATCTCAAAAATGTCAGATAAACAGGTAGATGACCTAGTTACCAAACATAAATTACTGAAGAATCCAAACACACCTGGAAAACTTAAACGTGAAATGTTAAAAGGCGCTATGTTGGCAGGATTCATTTCGGTTTAATAAATAACCGAAATGACAGCAGTATGGGGTCCAATGGGATGGATGACTCTTCATTCAATCTCGTTAAATTATCCTGAAAATCCATCGCCTGATGATAAGGTTATTGTGAAGAAGTTTCTTGAACTCTTTGCAGAAACCATATCATGTCCAAGCTGCAAGGGGCATTTTACAAACATGTTCAAATCGTATACACTGAATAATCGCGGCTGGAATTCAAGTCGTGGCGATTTGTTTATGTTTATTGCTCGAGCACACAATACGGTAAACAGGCGACTCGATAAACCTGTTCAATCGAGTGTAAGTGAGTGTCTTGCCGCTATTAAAATGAATTCCCAGAAAACATCCCTGTTTGAATTTAGAAAAAGGTACCTAAATTATTTGATGTCGAACTGGGCTAGAGAAGGTGGAGGGGAAGGATTTATTCAGATGCGCAATGTTCAGGAGATGATAAAGATAAATGCTCAGTATTGGAATTTGAGGGATATTTCAATCAGTAGCATCACTCTTCCTGAAGACGACGTCCTACAAACTATCTCTCCAGCCGGTAAAATTACGAGTCCAGTTACTCAACAGACTATATACACAAATAAACCAATTAATGTTGGATTTAGTTTGAAATTTGGCAAATTTTTGTTAAACCATTAGGCCAAGGAAGTGAAATTCGTGGCTTCATTTCCCAATCGTGACGTTTCATCCAAGGATTGCGAGTTTCGGTATGAAGTTCATCAGGATACTTTACAAGTTTACGCGCCTTACGCAACGAACTCTTGGGCATAATGAATTGTAGTTGATCCACAACCGTATAGTTAAGTTCGCCTTCTTCAACCTTGGTTTCTGCGTATTGTATGATATCAGACACGAGTGGTGCATCGGCGTATGGATAATACCAATCCCAATGAATTGGTGAACTTTCAATGAAGTAATCAATTGTCCAATGAAATGTTTTCCAATATGCGTCTACGACAGGTTTCATGTCAAACACTCCGTCGAGAACATGAAGACCATACTTCCTTGAGAAGTTGGATTGTTCCTTACCTAAAACACCCTTTTCTTCTGGTCTCTTTCTCAAATGAATACGAGTTTTAAAAACATCCATTTCATGTGATGCAGCAACGTTCAGGAACGTTCGGCGGCCTTGTGGAGTGTAAAGGTCAGGGTTCTTCGCTTCAGAATACATATGCAGAGCACGATTGTATCCGTCTTCTCTCAACGAAAACATCCCTAAATTTGGCATGAAATCATTACCAAAACACAGAATGGAAAGAGCCACATACTGATGAATTTGAATTGGAATTTGTCCAGCCAGTCCCCAAATATCCAAAGTCGCAAACTCTGCGGCTTTTAGGGAAGGATCATTAAACTCTGCACTTTCACGAAGAAGGGTCATTCCTCCATGTTTGGAGAGTTCTCGGTTTTGGAGACAGATAAGAATAAGGTCAGCATCCAAACCATAAATACAAATAGTTTGACGCTGATCTTCCGGAATACGGTCGAGTTCCAGCATCAGTTTATGTTCGCCTTCTCCTGGCTCGGACGTTCGTGATAGAATCGCATACGGAAACTTTGCGGCTAGAGCATTTTCAAGTTCGATCATATAAGGCGTTCCAGGAGAAATTTGATTACGGTCAAACGTCCCAGTTTGAGCTTCATCCTTGATACGCATACGACGATACCGTTGCTGCACAATTTTAGCATATGGTACAAGACCATCGAGGGCAATCAAGACCTTCTTGGCACGGCACACATGATTCAATATGTAATCGAATGCATCGACCACAGATTGAACAGGATTATCATCTTTCAAGTATCGGTGAATCAAACAATTGAAATCAACTCCAAGGACGTCCACGTCTTTAGGAGTTCCGCGCCGAACTGCATCGGTGATTCCACGATGAGATTTGATCAAACTTGCAAAATAAAAGGGAATACCCATACCTCTATATATTGTACTCACCTACTATGAAAGCCGTTGTTGTAAGCCTTAATTAAACCTTCCCTGTGGTAAATACCAGCCTCCATTCCCTTATACATTCCAAGAACTGTGGTATTCAACATCTTGGCCAGATCTTTGTCGGACGGACCTGTAAACACCTTCAATCGCTCCTCAATTTCAGCAGGCGTCAATTTTTCTTCTGCCCAACCTGCTTTAGGAAGATCGGTCGGTCCCTCTTTTAGGAGAGATGGTAAATCGTTATCAAATGTTTCAGGTTTGGGAAGTGGCTCGTCCTTCATTGCACCCTGCTTTCCACCATTGATCCACATTCCCTGAGCTTGATCTAGCCCTACCCCATGAAGTTCATTCGTGTCGGCCGGCTGAGCCCAGTGAGGATCAAGAAATTCGCCTACAAGTTTGTATTCCAGAGCATCTTGCATAGCCTTATTTTTTGCCTCTTCCATCTTAACTTCTGCAATCGCACGCTCTCCGTCGTATTCCATTGGTATGTTAATTTTAGAATGTCTAAATACATTATATATACAAAATGGAGTGGTGGATGATCCTTTTAGCTGTGCTAGCCGTTGGAGTGTATGCCTATTCAATTTCATCTACAATTAAAGTCGCAGGAAAGCCTGGATGTTCATCGTGCCCAAAACAGGATAATCAACCTAATACAGTATGAGTTGTTCCTTTCGCATTCAAGAAAGCCTGGACCGCCGCTAAATCCTCTGTATTGATTTGAAGAATAGATGATGATTGACGTATGGGGGGTTCCTTGGTTGTCTCCACAATAACTCCTAAATCTTCAGTAATTCCTGTAACGTCCTGCACCTTTTTTTCAGGTTCAGGAGATGGTGCACGACGTTCAGTTTTCTCAGCTTCGGTATTCGCCTCAACATGTGGAACAGTCGCTGCCGACGGAGTGATTAACGTTTGAACGCTCTCTGGAACAAACTTCTCTTTGATATCGTTTGGAACCATATCCGCAATACTTTTTACACTATCTGGAATCTTGATGCTTTTGAGTATACTTTTGGGATCGTTGACCATAGCGGTCACTGATCCGAGTGGGTCACGCTTGAAACTATCAATTGTAGATTGAGGAATCATGCGACGAAACCTCTGTGTCCAGCCAACAGGGAGATACCGCCCAGCAGCCAGAGCGACCGCAACAATAATGAGGGCAAGTGTGCTTCCAAGCAGGGCGTTCGTGGTGGTCATATTTGTAGCCTGGCCATCTACCACAATGATAGGCAGAGTAGCGTTCTGAGTAGGGCTGTATGTTGGAGTTACGGTAGGGAATGCAGTTGTATAAAACTGAGGAGTCGATGTAGCCGACATTGTCGTATTACTTACCTGCTGGAAACTTTGAGGAGATGGGCTCAATGTAAGTGTTGTAGATGACGTAATACTCATACTCACATCCATAGTAAAACTAACGCTTGGCGATCCACTTGTATCAGAGCTCCTAGACGGTGTTACACTCGACGTCACGGTCGTAGATTCACTTATACTCAAACTCGACGTTTGTGATAGGGTTTCGGTTGGAAAAATGGAAGAACTTAAAGTTGCCGATGATGTAGGAGATAATGAGATGGATGTTGAAAGTGATAGGCTAGCAGATGATGTGAGAGACATGGTCGGAGAAGGTGAATCCGAAAGAGAAAGGCTTTGGCTTAGGCTTAATGTTGACGATTCAGACCCTGACACAGTTGCAATAGAAGATATGGTCATGGAAACACTGGAGGATGAAGAAGGGGGTCTGTTAGGAGATGTTGACGACGAAACGCTGGACGAAGTCGTAGCAGATATAGTATTACTTTGGGATATATCAGTGGTTGGTGAAACACTGGAACTAGAAGAGGAAGAAGTAGTCGCAGATATAGTATTACTTTGGGATACTGCGGTCGTTGGTGAAGCACTGGAACTGGAGCTGGAGGACGTGCTTTGAGATATATCAGTGGTTGGTGAAATACTGGGACTTGAAGAGGTCGTAGCAGATATAGTATTACTTTGGGATATATCAGTGGTTGGTGAAACACTGGGACTTGAAGAGGTCGTAGCAGATACGCTCGTACTTTGAAAAGGCGAAGGGGTTTCCGATGTGCTATAACTTTGAGAGGTAGTAGACGATGCGTGTGTGCTTTGGGATACTGCGGTGGTTAGTGAAGGACTGGAACTGGACGTTATGGACAGGGATGGTGTTGGCGAACTGGACATTACAGGTCCGGCTCCCACAGCGACAAACACAATATTTGTCGATTGTATCCAGTTCGTAACTGTTGCAGGGTCTGTTTCCCCCACTGTATAAAATGATCCTGTTGCTTCAGGCATCAGACTGTTCCAGAAGTAGGGGGATAAACTGGGTACTCCCAAAACAAGGTCTATGATTCCTGGTGTCGCATTATAGAAGGCCAGGGCATACTCTACATCTCCTCCCAGAACGTACGATGAAATAGGATCAAGATCTGTGAAGGTCGCAACCTGCTGGGAATACGTTGGAAAACTGCCTGGAGATACAACTGAAAACGTCTTTGATGCCAAAATAGTCCCTCCTGGAAAACTTCCACCAGCCACGTCCATCAGCGCAATTGTGAACGTCGCCGTTCCTGCAGTCAAAGGCCAGTATTGAATAGAAATTCTGTTAATTCCCATATTTGGGAAAGGATACGGCGTTAATACATTCACAGCCTGTATCGATGTATCGAGTGAATTGTGACAGCACCCCACTAGACCCTGAAACCATGGGAGGTATGGCGTCTGGGTTGGTGTTGGGGATGAAGAGACTGGAGATACAGATCTAGACTGAGACTGAGTGAGTGAAGCAGCGCGCGATGGAGAAACAGTTACTGAAGGAGCTCGAGAAACACTCATAGTGTTGCTTGAAGATCGTGAGTCAGTGGCGTCGGACGACTGGGTGCGAGATGTGCTCCGACTCGCAGTCACCGACCGAGAATCTGTTGGGTCTATTGATCCGCTGGCCGATACACTCCTAGATATTGATGTAGACGCAGTCTCCGAAGCTGTCAAACTTGGCGACACTGGAGATTTTGTTAACGATGGAGTTGGGGTTGGAGAGGGAATGATAACGGTATATGACATGAAAAATACAGATCCGGCTCCAAGATTGATCATATTAGCTCCAATCTGAGATCCGCCAGAATTGTAGAAGGTTGCCTGGGAGATACCTGTTTGTTCTGTGGTGCCCACCGCTGTTCCAGAAAAGTCCATGTAGTACCATTTGTTGGCGTTGGAGCACGGTGCCTGTCCACACGGAGAATTGTACCATGAGTATCCTGCGACAGCGACTTGAACAGCCAGATCACATCCTGAACCACAACACTGCACTGCACTTGACGTCGAGAGACGAGGCGTAGCGGTACTTCCATCCAGCTGAATAAACGCAGGTAGTGAATTTGTTCCGTAAATCGCAAACGCGATCTGTTTCATTTTCAGACCTGTAGCTCCGGAAGGCAGGGACTGACCTAGACCTACATTGAGCGCTCCTGAATCTGATCCGCATCCTAGAGTGGACGCACTAAATCCATTCCAGTCGTATCCTGGGGTCTGTGCTCTCGTCCCTAAAAATGCCAATGTGCTCAACAATAAACGAAGCATTTATATTTACTTAATTTTTCAACACAGTTTACGATTTAGAGAATATTTACCGAGTAGTAACAAAATGTCAGATAGTGCTGCCGCTCCAGCTCCAGCTGTTACCACATCGGTTATTGATTTTTCCAATAAGTCCGAGCTCCTGAAGTTCGTTCTGAAGACGATCGCCGAGGTTGAAATTTTGGCTGATCGGTCTGACGAAGATAAGGCCAAGTTTATTGTTGAGGAGGTAAAGAAAGCGATTCGCGAGTCTCCGTTATCTGACGAGCAGAAGGCTGAGCTTACAACCTGGTGCGATGTTTCACTTCCATATGTTGTGGAGGCGGTAAAGCTAGCCAAGGCTGAGGTTGGAAAGCTCGCCGGTGTTGCTCTCGCTGAAGTCAAAAAGTGCTGCCCAAGCTTTTTCACTAAGAAGGTATAAATGTCGTGCTCAGCTCAGGACGGCGGCAGTGGCATTGCCCAGATAGCGGCGAATCATGTACCAGCTATGGGAGGACACACCAAGCGCGGAGTTCGCGATATGGGGGCTCCAGGACAATGGGCGGCCAAGCATGGTCCAGGCATTGGTCCACTCAAAGAGGGTAAGTTAGTTCGTTTGGGGTATTCTGCTACCAAAGGAAAAACCGCTCGTCACCGTGCATTAAAAAAGGCAGTGAAGCGCTATGGTTCGCTCTCAACGTTCCGTAAACTGAATGCGGCTGCTACTTACACGAAGCGTACGTCCAAGGGTCGTTCTCGCACGTTTAAGGCCGATCGTAACTGGGTGAAGAAATCCTATATGTAAGTATAAATGGACTGGATTTCAGCCCTCTTGTCCGCTCTCATTTTTGTAGCAGTCGTACCTGGTGTCCTTGTGACACTACCGTCCAAGTCGTCTCCTCGCAACACAGTCCTACTCGCTCATGCCGTTTTGTTTGCAGTTGTGACAACCGTCGTCATGCGATTCTACTGGATTAACGTGAAAGGTTACGTCGAAACATTCGGAAACTTTGGACCAACGTGCCCCAATGGGTATGCGATGCAGCCTGACCAGTCATGTGTTCCGACTGGACACGCCACGTACCCAGCCGATGCAACGCCAAAATCTAAAAAGGATTAAATATAAATGTGGACGAAACTTGTTCTACTTATGCTATTAGCACTTGCTGTAGCGTACTTTTCTGGTGTATTTGAGCGCTTTGACAATCCAAATACTCGTATAGTTCATGAATGTCCAGCCGGATACCGCCAGTGTGGTAATGGCGATTGTGTTCTTTCGACCGATAAACACGCGCCCTGCCCTGGAAAATCGGATGCATACTAAAAATAATGTCAATATTCATAAACCATACGAAAAAAGAGATTCGAGAAGCTGACTCGAAAGAGATTGCACTTCGAACAAACTCTACATGGTCTAGTTCAGACAATATAGAGTTCGTTGTATTATATGAAGATCCGGATGAACGATATTATATAGAATCGTTCATATATACTGGTTACAGTATAGACACAAAACTACTTGAAATATTTAATATACTTACCAACTAGGTTTATCAGGCACCTCGGCATGACGCTCAAGGTACGTCTTCTTCATGTGCTCAGGAGAAAAGTACATGTGCACAATTGCATCCACGGTATTTATATCAAACTTTTTACACGAGAAAACATCAAGGTATAAATCATCAGTCTCTTCTACAAAATGTCCAGTAATATTTGAGGTCTCAATGAGCTGTACAAGTGTGTATCCCTTCTTATTTCCTGACCCAAACATGACAATCTGGGGCTTGCCGTATGGCACCATATCTATACGCTCAACTAAGGTCTTTGAAAACTTCTCAATGGTATGGGCACAACGAATAGAACGAGGGGTGCAGCGAGCAGCATCTATAATAAGATGATACCCCCAGCGGCTGACAGTCATTGATATGTTCTTCAAGAAGAAAATAATGTTTGCAATAATTCCAACGTATGTTTTAAATGATCTGCCCCTGGCTCCAGTGTGTTGTCCGACACTATACCTGGAGTCTGGAACACTATATGTTTGATCTTAATCCAAACGTTCAGTTTATTCTTTAATTCTACCGTATCGTATTTTGGTATCCAGGTCGGTGTGTGAAATCCTGTTTGATGTTTAGATTCCCATCGTTGAAACATAATTGCTCGATCAATGGGAAATATATGTTCATCCTTTAAGAGCGTTTCGTATTCTGCGATCATAGGCAACGCTGTCTTTGACCACAGTAAACATGCAGTACTCGATAGACTTTTATTTGGAGGGCACGTGACAAACGAATCAGATATTCGACGAGTTATTCTTAAAGGGGCAGTATCAACCGATACAGGATCAACCATATGTGCAGGTGACAACAATACACAATCCCATTCGGATACTCTCGATGTTGCTTCGTGAACTCCATCCAGGAATTCTTGGTGTGAGCAGTCAATTTCGGCATCATCTTCAAATACTAAACACCATTCTGAGTTTGAAAGTCCAATTTTAGCAGCGAGAACGTGGGCAAGACCACATCCAGTATGTGGGATATCCGAACGTTGACCAGGAACAACTTCAATATCTCCTAACCAACTCCAACGTTGCATAAATAGGTCTAACTTATCCTTGCGGTGTGGAAGATTAATCACCAAAATTTTCATTATTATACTGTATTTAAACATGTATAAACTAGTTTTATCACAAAAAATGGATTTATGAGCCCAAACAACCGTATACGTTAAGCCCAGACATGCAGGACAATTACATTGCCGCAATCAACAAGATGTGTTCTACGCCCAAGAACGGTACGTTGATGTATTATTTCAAGGAGTTTCTACTTTCCATTCCGTGTGATCAGTGGTGGACACAGCCACAAGCGACCGCCTTCTGTAACAAACGTGTTGCGGACGATGGAGGCGTAGATTGGAATAAGAAAAACGGTCCAAAGAGGCACCATGATGGAAGTATTGTTATGACGTATGGTGACCCAGGTCGTGCTCTTGAGAAGTTTCGGTGCGAGACGACGGAAGGATGTTGGGACAATCGGAGTGGCACCAAGCAAGGTCCATTCCGACTGAATCTCGAGAAGTATGCCGAGTTTAGTGGATCAACGAAAGGCCACTCATTCAGTGATAAAATTAAAAAAGATATTTTGAAACGGTGTGCACATAAATGTGAGCTATGTGGTCATAAGGGAACGATTGAGATTGATCACTTCGTACCGAAGGAGAAGGGCGGTCAGTCTACTCTAGAGAACGCCAATGCTCTGTGTGCGCGCTGCAATGATCGTAAGTGCTCGAAGGAGCCAGACAAGTTTATGGCCGAAGAGTTTGATCGCTTATTTAAGTACTTTGGCGATCGTGGAATGAGTGAGCAGATGTTTGCGTATGTCAAGACGAAGGTTCCAGCAACGCCTTAACGGATAGAGCAACGGCATACGCCAAATGAACAGGAACAGCATTACCAATTTGAATGCACCGAGACGTATGAGATCCGTGAAATTTGTAATCAATAGGAAATCCAGTCACGGTGGCTGCTTCACGCACTGTAATGGAACGATGTTCCCATGGATGAATTGGGAAATTGCTGTGTCCTGGAACTAACGTTGGCGCAGGTTTATTCCGGTCCAGACGCTGAGTATTTCCTCTCGAATAGAAAGCACTGATTTTTAAATCATCAGGCAAGTCATCAACGACATCTGCGATATTTTGGCCTTCTGGAATTAACTTGAACCGATCAACCGTCTTTTTGTTGTGTTTCATTGGTTTGTTATCTTCGTCAACCTCCGGTTTGTTTATTCCATTGTAATCAATCAGATTGAGGGCATCATTTAGAGTATTGGAGGTATTCATTTCAGGAGGAAACTCGTACACTGTTTGAATATCGTTTCGAACTGCTACCATAATAATACGCTTACGATTCGTGTATCCGCCATACTTATCCGTTTGAAGAATCTTTTCGTAAAATGTGTATCCTAAACGCTCATATTCAGATTGAATATCGTCCATAATCGAATACTTGTACTTTTCGATAGTCTTCAAAAGTTCATCCATTCGCTTCTTGTTCTTGTTGATCTCTACATTGAGGTCAGCGTACGATTCATTTGATTTGCGTTTACTGGATTTCTCGCCATTCAAATTTTTATTCAAATCGCTGAGTTCCGTATATTCTCGGAACGTATTGATTGTCTCGTTGCACTCACGATAAAGAATCATGTTTTTAATTGCAGTCACATTTTCAATGACACTCACTTTAGGTTTCAGAATAGATACGAGACGAAGTTGGTGCTTGTAAAGATAATTTCTTTGATCAAACGGATTACGTACACCAGCCATCGAGAATCCCTTACACACAATACCTCCAAACAAAACATCAGGATTGCAACCATTCAAACGTTCGGCCGTAATATCTTCGATTGGACAGGTTAGGCATTGATCTTCGCGAACGACCTTGTTTTGAATGAGAGTCTTAATCGTATCTGAATCAATATCGTTCACCAACACTGATTCAAATCCGGCGTTTTTAAATCCGAGATGAGCTCCACCGGCTCCGACGAATGTTTCAATTATAGTTAGAGGCATTGAGTATGTCTATGACTTTAAAACTAAATTCGGTTTTTAAACACTACGAATAAATTCCCATTTCAGGTAATCACAAATCTTAGCCCAAATCTGGTCATGCGCAATCAAACGATCGCGGCTTTTTAGCAAAGGGAAATAGACCTTGTACTCGTCTAGTTCCAGCAGTTCAAAGAATTTGTACAGAATGTAGGAATAAGATAAGAAATTGGTTCGGTCATCCGGACAATAAATCAAGAACGGTGCCTGAATTTCTTGGAACATAGTTCTTATTTTTTCTTCGATTTCAGGAGTAATTGTAGGAGGAGGGTTACCGTTCAGTCTAGAAATAATATGAGTTGCATGTTCATAATACTTTGATCGATTGAGCTTCTTTAAGATTTCTCGCATATCCTTTTCGGTGAGTTCCGCCACATTTTGGATTCTGCGTTTCTTGATTTCCAGAACAACTTCGTTCATCACTTCATTGGGAATAATTGTGGACTCTTTGGCCTGAAACTGGTTCAGAATCTCGTTCAGATGATTAATTTTCTTGTACGCGTAATTATTACGTTCCTTTGGCGGATCACGAAAACTGGGGAAATCGGACACCACTAACATGTACTCCTCAGAACCACAATTCGGACAGACTAAAATACCTTCGTCCGATACTTCTTCGCGCGCAATGTTACATTTGTCACAATGTTCCGTAATCGCCTGCTTTACATCAATTGCTTCTCCAGTATTGAGTTTCATGCGCGTAACGTATTCGTTGTATAACTTTTTCTTGGATGGAGCGGCAGTTTCAGACGACTGGGATAAATACTTTACGAACGTATTCGCATCGGACGGTAAACACGTAACGCTCTGCGCCTTATCTCCGGTTCCATAATATTTCAGAATAATATCGGCATTTTTCAGGTAATAATCTTCCAACGGATTTTCACAACGTAATCGCTCAGTAAGAGACTTTAATTCTTCACGAATTTTTGACGATTCTAAAATATCGTTTAAGTTTGTAGATGATTCAAGTGTTGTTAATTTTGTACCGAGTTCTTCAAGATGCTTCTCACTATCCTCAATATTTGATGTTTCTTCCTTGATGGTGGACACAACAGACTGATGGATAGAATCCAGTGTACCCATAACCTCAGCCTTCTTGGTTCGAATATCTCTGGACTTCTTTATTCGGAAGATATTGTCCATTTATAGACTTCAAATTTACTACCTTAAAATACTACGTCCAGAGCAGAATAGCTAATGCTACCCCTGCGACCATGGTCGGAATAAACGCACCTAATGTCGTATTTGCCATATTTTCAAATGATTCCGTGGATGCGATACACTGTGAAATATCCACTTGGGCACACACATTTGGATCAAAATCTGGCGATAGTGATGTTGTTAGAAATCGAGCGGACGCACCATCGGTGACTGTACATTTATAACACTCACACGCAGGAACGGCATCTGCAAGTAAGGAATTCACTAAATAAAGAGGATTCAAACTTTCAATATCGCCAATCACTCCTGGAATCAACCCCTGTATTCCAGTTCCAATGTCTGACATACTTGCAGGTAACAAATCTCCTACATTTGGCTTGTTGTTTACATAGTTGTATCGTGGCTGTGTAGATCCGTCCGGTGCAGTGCACGTCCCACCGGTATTCACAAAATACTGATTACCTAACGGAGGATCTCCATCAATCAGGGTTGAAACATATGTTCCAATTGCCGATGCGTTGGTTCCCAGCTGACTGAACGTTCCGTTCGAACCGACTCCCAACGACGACGGTCCAGGTATGTGGTCAGTATAACTGTATGATGGTCCAAGTAGTTCGGTTTCAATATTTCCGCCACTTTTAGCGTTTGCGAAGAGTGGATTTGCGCTTGTATCTCCCATTACATTGTTATGTCATTTTTTGTTATGTAATCAATAACTTGCTGCTTATAAGACAAATTAGTGAGTGCACATGGTCTCTGTTTTAGTATAGTATCCGATGCCATTTTGAATGAAAAATTAAACCGTTTACAGACGAAAATAAGAGCTAAAAATCCTGATCGATTAATTCCACACTGGCAATGAATGTATATATTGTTTGAGGTAGGATCACGTAAGAAACTATTTAAAGTTTCTTCAAATTTAGGATACCATTTACGAATATCTTCTTCAAGGCTATCCAGAGCTTCGATACACATATAATTGTCCGGATACTTCTCACGAAACCATTTTGGGCTATCTTGGTCAAACGCACAATTAATGACGTGAGTGATATTATGGTATTTTACAAACCCTGGAGATAGGTACATTCCTGGTCCAAACATGATATTTGTATACACTTTGGCAGGAGGATCATTCTGCCAACCTTTGGACATACGTCGAAAGGAAATCCACTCCATTAGTATTTGAAAACGAATCTGTTTTATTGAATGCAGGATATCTTAAAGTCTTTCCAATGGAGTACTCGTCGGTGTTCCAGAACACGCATTTGCATTATGCGACGATAGAGAAGCACGGTAAGGAGATCGCAAGTTCGCGGAATAGGGTTGGTTCGCGTTCGCGTGGATGCGGATGGTCAAACAACACTATACATGCAGAACGCGCAGCTGTGAAAAGTCTAGGCGACACTTCACAACTTCGTGGATGTATTCTAACAGTTGTACGCATTAACAAGCAGGGCAAGATTCTGAATTCGGAACCCTGTTCTGATTGCATTAAGTTTCTCGAAAAGTGTATTAAAAAGTATGGATTGTTGAAGGTTCTGTATTCCTCAAATCAGGGAGCTTCCCAATGTACCCACGACGTAACCAACCGCCACAGCCACTCCGGCAAGGATCGCCGCTCCGAGGTATGATGGAACACCTCCGGCAGTATACGTGTTTGGAATATACTGAAGAATCAGAGACCGAGGCGTAGACAGAGAAATAACCATAGCAGCTAAGAAAAACCCAAAATAAGTCATCAAGTTTTTCACTGCGTACCGAACCGTAGAAAAGGTATGTGCCTGGCTATACAGCTGAGCAGCTGGCTTGTTCTGGTTCTGCCCAGTCGACATTCCATTCGTTACAAAAGGATCCGTTCCACCAGTCACAATAGGAGAAAAGGTCGTAGACTGTGGCAGGCTCGGATTCTGAACTGGCCCTGCTCCCATGAGTTCGCTTAAATCAGTTGCGCCGTCCATCTTTATTTAAAAGAAGGTAATTCACACTTGGCATCTTCCGCGTGGTAGGTATAGCACTTTTTATTGAATGGTACCGTCTTACCCTCAATATCCGCGACTGGGACTGATAGGGTGGTTTTAGTCGGTATTGGTCGATGAAAAAGCATGATTGTGACTCCTAGACCAATCAGGAACGAAAGAAAGGGTACCGCTTTTTCGTTACGGAATATACCAAGAATGCGACTTACAAACATTCTTTCTCTATTGTGATGAAGCTATAAAATTAAGCGATTTGGAATCTGCGGAGCACGGAACTTCCTTAGACTTGAATGAAACGCATCCAGTTTTGGTAAAGAAAACGGAACTCTTATCAGGGGTTGGTACATCCTGAGTTTCACGAACTGGGGGTATGAAGACTGAGACCATGAGAAGTCCTGTAATTACACCGACGAACACCCAGAGTAGGGATATCATTGCTTTATTGTATTAAATAATTGTAGGTTGACGAATCTAAGACAGTATTGACAATTGTGAACCCTGTTCCTGGCGTAATTGAGCTTACGAACGCTGGAAGAGTTGATGTTGCCGACGACGAATTGCGATTCAGGACAACGATGCTGTTTGATTGCACGAGGGAATTTGACACGGATACTGGGGTCATTCCATTCGCAGTCACCGTTCCTCGGATATAGTTATTGTACGAGACAACTCCAGACGAATTCAAATTTAAGACATTGGCTGCAGCGTACCCTGTAGGTCCTGTCACTCCGGATAGAACAATGTTTTTATTCGCAGTAATCACGAGATTATTCGAGGAATTAATAGCGATAGAACCGTACTGGGTTGGGACACTCGCATATGCTTGGGCCGTAGGAACCCCAAGAATGAAGATGCCGTCGCTACCTGCAAATGCTGTATTAGGATTAACATTATTACCGCCTCCACCACCTGAACCAGTATTTGCGGCCGCAGCGCTTCCACCAGAATATTGATTTGCGCCAGCACCACCGATGATTACACCTCCAGCCGCTCCACCTGTTCCACCCTTTTGAATACCACCAGCACCACCACCAGCACCGTAATTTCCAATGAGAGTGCCATTTACAATATATGATAACCCGGCACCGCCTGCCCCTGCTATGGTGGTACTACCATTTCCACCATTTCCTGCTATACCGCCACCGCCACCGGAATCATAATAAGGATTATCTAATCCGGTACCTCCATTGTATCCTTGATATCCCGTACCTCCAATACCACTGCTGTAACCACCTCCACCTCCACACCCACCAGTCAGTCCTCTTGTAGCTCCCGAGCCTCCGCCACCTCCGCCCTGTGCCGGCGTTATTACATCGGCTAATCCATTCTTAAATGTGGTGGAAGTTCCAGTGAGTCCGATACTATTGAAACCACCTCCGGCCCCACCAGTTCCGATTCCAACTGTGTATAACGTTCCAGCCGTTAATGTTAATGTTCCTGGAACATACTGAGAAGGGTTTGTTTGCGGTAGATACGATAACGCCGGATCGTTTGTCTGCAAACCACCACCACCACCACCGCCAGATACATTTCCACCACCACCACCACCTCCTCCTACTGCAAAATAGGTCACATTTGTTAACGTATTTGTCGGAGACAGAATCGTACAGCCTGCTTTACACACAAAATAAGTGTACGAACTTCCTGATGGTTGAATAGGTGGTAGTGGCGGTGTTCCTGTTGGGAAAGTGAGCTGAAGTGTTCCGGTATTGAATGAG